TGCTAGGAGGACTTGCGGCAGGCTTGGGTCTGGCTTGGTTGGCCAGTAGTCTGGGCATGGGTGAGGCATTTGGCAATATTATGATGGCACTGTTGATTGGTGCTGTGGTGTTAGGAGCAATAGGTTGGTTCATGCGTCGGCGTATGATGGCCAGTTCACCTGACCTTGCTTATCAAGGCGCTGGAACCAATGCTGTAATTGATCAACCCACACGGTTCTCAGGTGGTTCAATGATTGGAGTTGCAGTGGCCCCCACTTGGACCATTCCTGCAGGGTTTGATGTAGCAGGTTTCGAATCTGCCGCCAAACAAAACTTCGTGTTGTTACAAGGCGCATGGGACCGGGCAGATATCACCACCCTAGGCAGTATGATGACAGACACCATGTTGACAGAGATACAACAACAAATTGCATCTCGCGATGCTACCCAGGTATATAGAACAGCAGTGATATCATTGACAGTGAAAATGTTGGGCATAGAAGAAACTGATGTCAATTACATAGCCAGTGTGGAATTTGCCGGCACAATACAAGACACAGTGGGAGCAGAAGCTGAGGCATTTGAAGAAGTTTGGAACATGACCAAGTCAAAATCCTCTGGTGGTTGGTTATTGGCCGGCATTCAAACTTATCAGCAATAAATTGAATAGAGAATATCTAAAATGAAAATAAAATTAATAGATGCATTGACAGCAAACTTTTCAGCCAACATTCTGAAGCACAAGATGAATGTGGAGATCATGCTGAACAATCCTATGGCCATACACGATCACACTGATTGGATGGCGGCTGTGGAAAAAGAGATAGCACACATTGCAGAGTATGAAGACAAGCTAGAAGTGTTACAAAAACATTTCAGAACAGTTTAAGGATAGCTGTGATAGACTACACAGAATTTCCAGTTTACCTGGACTATAGTTCAACCACTCCCATGGATCCACTAGTGGTAGATGCCATGATTCCCTACATGCGTGAGCAGTTTGGTAATCCTGCATCACGCAGTCATGCCTACGGCTGGTCAGCAGAAGCCGCAGTAGAACAGGCCCGACAACATGTGGCTGACCTAGTGGGCGCAGATCCTAGAGAAATTGTCTGGACTAGTGGTGCCACCGAAAGCATTAATCTTGCCATCAAAGGTGCGGCCAAGTTTAGAAAAGGCCAAGGGCAACACATCATCACAGTAAAGACTGAACACAAGGCCACCTTAGATGCTTGTCGTGAACTGGAACGAGATGGTTGGACTGTGACCTATCTTGATGTACTACCCAATGGCCTGATTGATGTGGCTCAGTTGACTGCGGCCATACAGCCTGACACTACCTTGATCAGCGTGATCTATGTCAACAACGAAATTGGTGTAATACAGGATATTGAACAGATTGGTGAATTAGCCAGATCAAAAGGTATTGCATTCCATGTGGATGCGGCGCAGGCCACGGGCAAGGTAGAGATTGACCTACAACTGTTAAAAGTTGACCTAATGAGTTTTAGTGCCCATAAGACTTACGGTCCCAAAGGCATTGGTGCCTTGTATGTGCGCCGCAAGCCCAGAATGAGAATTGAAGCACAGATACACGGTGGCGGCCATGAACGAGGCATGCGATCAGGCACCCTGGCCACACATCAAATTGTGGGCATGGGCGAAGCATTTAGACTGGCCAAGATACATTTACAGGAAGAAACTGCCCGAGTGAGAATCCTGCGTGATCGACTGCTGGCAGGTCTAGAAACCATTGAGCAGGTGTTTGTCAACGGAGACATGACTCAGCGTGTGCCACACAATCTCAACATCAGTTTCAACTATGTGGAAGGTGAAAGCATGATCATGGCATTGAAACAATTGGCAGTAAGTTCAGGTTCGGCCTGTACAAGTGCCAGTCTTGAACCCAGTTATGTGCTAAGAGCCTTGGGCCGTAATGACGAACTGGCACACAGCAGTATAAGGTTTACACTGGGCCGATACACCACCGAACAAGAAATAGACTTTGCAATTGAACTGATTCAGCGCAAGATCGCTGGACTGAGAGAACTAAGTCCACTTTGGGAAATGTACAAAGACGGTGTTGATTTGGACGCCATACAGTGGGCAAGCCATTAACATGCGGTTACTAACACATGCTGATCTTCATCAAGTTTACAGCCATATTCAGGACGAAAAACCTGAACAGTTTTGGGCTATACCAGTGCTAAGAGAAGATGGACAGTTGGAAGCAGTACAAGGCATTCCTCATGATGTATTGAGTAAAATGGTAGAGTTATCAAATTATTGGTGTGGTTGGGGATTTGGAATAATTGGCCGAGAACGGGCCTTTTTACTATTTGAGGACAAGGAAGATGCTTTATTTGCAAAAATACATGTCGGAGAAAATGTCAGCAATGAGTACAATTAAATCATTTTTAGGCAAGCAAGTGGATGAAAACGCATCGTTGATCAGCGAACCATTGATTGTGTCTGCACGGCATCGCAGGGAAGAGCTAGATCAGCTAACTAAAAGACAAGTCGTAGCTTATGCTCAAAAGCATAATATTTCCATCAATTCTAGGAAGAAGAAGGAAGAGCTAATCGAAATCATTGTGAGGTCATAATATGGAACAAGTTAATATTACAGATGATGCTTATGCAAAGATCAAGGACATCATGCTAGAAACAGCAGATATCAGTGACAATGTGGCATTGCGAGTATTTGTACAAGGTGGTGGTTGTAGTGGAATGCAATATGGATTCACATTTGACGAAGAGAAAAACGAAGATGATTTCCATTTTGAAAAGAATGGTGTCAAAGTGGTCATTGATTCAATGAGTATTTCATATCTCACTGGGGCCACCATCAACTACAAAGAAGATCTTGCTGGTTCAAGTTTTGTAATTGATAATCCAGGTGCTCAATCCACTTGTGGTTGCGGTAGCAGTTTCAATCCAGGTTAATAGCATGTATTCCAAATACTATTCTATGAAATTTGAAGAGCTTATGGTTCAACAAACCCTGATTAGTAAAAAATACAACGCCGCATGGCAGGGCGGAGCAAGTCAAGAAGTGCTATCGCAATTATTGGGTCACATGGAAGCAATCAAACAAGCAATCTGGGAAATGGGTTACAAACAAAGCTACGCGGCCAGCGAAAACAAAGACAATGATCAATTCAAAGACAGCATTGCTTGACATGCCAACTACAACCATCAATGAACAAGACTTGGTAGAATTACTGTACCAAGACAAGGCTGGACAGTTGACTGTAAATTCCAGCATACTCGATCGCTACATAAACGGATGTAACGATCTTGGACAAGCACCATCATTTTATTCTCAACCATTGCCAATGACAGTAGAAGAAGCATTAAAAAATTGGAATCTTCCTGGTGATATCGCCAGTTTGGATTTAGATATATACTTTGCTGAAAAGATTAGTACAATTGAAGAAGCCCATAGGGTAGTAGAAGAATTAGAATTATTTAGAAGTCGTGGTTTAGAACCTATGCTTCGTTTTATGATTTACCTGGTTCGAATAATGAAAGAGAATAACATTATTTGGGGAGTAGGCCGAGGCAGTTCCGTTAGTTCGTTCTTGTTGTACTTGGTCGAACTGCACCAGATCAATCCAATTAAGTACAATTTAGATATTAAGGAGTTTATTAGATGAGTCAACACACGCCAAGATACAAGACCCACAAGGGTCGAGAGTTTAACATGAGTGCTTTTGCAGACAAGCACGGTGATACTCCAGCAGTTGGCAACGGTAATTTAAATGGACGAGGTGATGTTGTCGACGCCAGAGGCAATATAAAAATACCAAGCCAGAGTATTTCAAGAGCAGTATCAAACTTACAAAATAACCAAGAAAAACAAGTCAGCCTAAAAGCAGATGACACCATCAATCCGGTTAGGAATTCGCCAGTGACAGCCGACTATACGCCAACAGTAGTTGCCACTAGAAATATTACATCAATTGACGGATTTGAATCCATTGAAACCGAATACAGTGACGGCAGTATACAAGTCGCTCCAAAAGCACAACCAACTCCAACGAGCCTATAATGAAAACTATTAGACCATTGAAAGAACGCATCTTGGCCGAGTTGCTGGGATTAGAACAACGAGTAACTGCCAGTGGCATTATTATTCAAGGTGAAAATGGCAAGGACCGAGGCATCCGTCCTCGCTGGGCCCGAGTTCGTTTAGTGGGTGAAGGCATTGATTGGGTCACTCCAGGCCAATATGTATTGGTGTCACATGGCCGTTGGAGCCGACAGTTCGAATGTGAGCACAACGGTGAAACAATGAAATTGGTTCATTTAGATAACAAAGAAGTGCTGGCTGTGTCAGACGTTGATCCAATGGATGACTTTGTTGGTGTGGGCATTGACACTAGCCCAACCATGCACCGCGCAGAAGATTTCGGCGCAAATTAAAGTTGACATTTGTTTAGTATTCGTGTTATACTATTAACATGGATACTAAAACTACTCGTTGTACAACATGCGGTGACATATATTCGCCGCAATGCAATTGGCGGCAAGGACGCTGTCCCCATCACCCTAGTCTAGCAGATCAAATTATAAACGATCCTTACAAGGCCAGGTTCCTCAATCTTTTTAATGCAATTAAAAATGTCTTCAGAAGTAAGCCTTAATGACATAGTTTGGGATATTCAGAAACTTGGATATAACTGCACTGACCCACACATGGATGGATATTACCAATGGGGTCAGAAACAAAAACTGTACGAGATATTTTGGGAAGCACAGCGACAGCTAAACAAGTGCCCCGAGTTTTATGGTGAAGATGCCTGGTTGCAAGAACACAAAGAAACTGTTATACTAAACAAGTTACAGGGATACTAATTCAATGTTTGATTTTTTTAAAAAGCCAGAATATATCATGCCAGAGATCAAGCCAGTTGAAGTGCCCAAGGCCGACGAAGGCCCAGTATACCAAGTTGGTAAAACACTTGATGGTTCTATCACCTTGCGAATAGGATATACCACATTAACCATGTCAGAAGCCGGCGTAAACTCGCTTATACGATTGCTAGAGGCCGCAAAAGAAGATAACAATGAGGAGATAGCATGAGTAATCTAAGAGATTCAATTGTGTTAACTAGGGAACAAATTGAAAAGTTAAACGAATTATTGCAGTTGCATCCAGAAGTTCAAAATTTTAAACTTAGTTGGATGGCAGATTCTGGAATCGGTTTAGGCTTGTTGGTAAAATTTCAAACCTTTGATCCAGAGGACACAGTAATTGATATCACAGATGTGAGCAATTGGTAATCAACAAAGAAAGTAATTATATGACAGTAGAATCAGCAGGCGTATTTTTAGCATGTACAATTCTAACAGGAATTGGCTTAATTTTAATTGTAATGGCCATCTTGGTGGTTAACAATTTATTTGCAAAGTATTGGAAACCAGTTACTTTCACACATTACCTGTTTCCAATGATGACTGGACCAAGTCCAACTTTCATTGAGCCGCACATAGAAGAACAGCCAAAGCCTACAATGACAAAGGTACCAAAGGAAACTAAATGAAAGAATTATGGGTAGAGAAGTACCGACCAGTATCAATCAAAGATTATGTATGGATTGATAAAGATACCAAGCACATGGTAGAAACCTGGGTAAAAGATCAGTATATTCCACATCTGTTGTTGGCAGGCAATGCCGGCGCAGGCAAGACTACACTGGCAAAAGTTTTAGTCAATGAGCTGGGTGTAGACCCCAGCGAGTTCATGCACATTAATGCAAGTAGAGACAATGGTGTTGACTTCTTAAGAAACAAGATTGCCAATTTCTGTAGTACAATGGCCAATGGTCCGTTTAAGGTTGTACTGCTAGATGAAGCAGATTACATTACGCCACCAGCACAGGGCATCTTGCGTGGCATGCTTGAACAGTATCATGAGGGTGTTAGGTTTATTCTAACCTGTAACTATCCCAACAAGATTATTCCAGCCCTGCACAGTCGCTTGCAAACAATTACATTTAGAACACTGGATGAAACTCAATTTACTCGCAGACTGGCTGAGATTCTAGTAGGTGAGGGTGTTGAACTAGATGCTGAGACTTTACAAACTTATGTAAAGACCTGCTATCCAGATTTGCGTAAGGCAATTAATACTGTACAGATGCGTAGTACCAGTGGTCGTCTTGAATCACCCAAGCAAGAAGATGCAGAGAGTGACTATAAGATTGCAATGGTTGATCTGTTCCGCCAGGGTAGAATCAAAGAAGCTCGGCAACTGATCATTAAACAAATTAGTTTAGAAGAGTATCAGGACATGTATCGCTTCATGTATCGTAACTTGGACTTCTGGGGCAACGATGTAGATACACAAGATGAAGCTTTGCTATTAATTCGCAAAGGATTGGTCAATCATGGACTGGTAGCAGATCCAGAGATCAACCTGAGCGCAACATTTGTTGAACTAGAGAGATTATCGAGACGTGGATAAGATACTGCTGACAGACTGTGACGGAGTACTATTAGACTGGGAAACCAAGTTTAGAGCATTTGCAAAACGACTAGGATATCAATTAAGAGATACTGCGGTCAATGCTTACAGCACCAGCGAGCAATATAACATTAGTCCAGCGGCAGGCTCTGCATTGATTGCCAAGTTCAATGCTTCCAGCGACTTTGAGTCATTGACTCCATTCAAAGATAGTGTTGAATATATTACACAATTGAAAAATGAGAATTGGAAGATTGTTGTGATTACAACTGCCGGCGATCATCCTTGGACCTATGGCCTTCGGAAGAGTAATTTAGACCGGGTATTTGGACAAGATGCCGTTGATGAGCTACACATTTTGCCATTGCATGGAGACAAAGGTCTAAAGCTGGTTGACTATACAGATTCAAACTTGTATTGGATTGAAGACAAACCCAGCAATGCTGAGCTTGGATTTAAGTATGGACTACGCCCATTATTAATGACAAACAATCATAATTTGTCTTACACTGATTCGGTGATTAGAGTAAATACTTGGAACGAGGTATACAAAATTATAAATGGCACAACAGTTTAGAGACCCATCGCTACTGCAAGAATTTCCAAAAGAACTTGAACCCTACAAGGGTCTAATCTTCTGTCCGTTGGATTTGCCAGAGCCTCCAGAAATTGATGAGGCACGCCTGTTTGCATATATTGCCATGCGTGACGAAAGAGATCGAGGCACCTTGGCTGGATCTGTGTCTGGAGCAACCGGTCCTATCCCATTGGATCATCCTTGGCTAAGATATACAGCAAGCTGGTCAAAAGAAAAGGACACATATCCTTGGCGCCTGTTGCATTTAATGCGTAGTGACTTTGCCAATGACGGATGGGAATACTACCCAGAATTTAAAGAATGGTTGCCAGAGCTGGCCGCTTACTTTGAAAGTTTACCTGTTAGTGAATTTTACACAATGAGTTTGCTGAATCAAAAAGCAGGAACAGATGTTGGTATTCACACAGACCCAGATGTATGGTTTGGTTTACGATTCTATGCAGTTAATCGTAGCAATGCTAGAATTTTCTTTCAGAAAGCTAAGAATCCATCAGCAAAGAGATTGCTCAACTTGACCAGGAACGCAGACGGAACTGTCAAGCAGTTACCATGGTCAGACTTTGTAGAAGATGAAAAAGTTTACGGAAAGTACCCGTGTCCGCGCTTTCCATTTCACCTGACGACTACACATGCCGCTCACGGTGTCGAAGCAGTCCCCGAAGGTGACACTGATAGTCGTGTAACTGGTTTTGTTATTTGCCGAGTTCGTCCAAAAGAATATGCAGAGCTACTGGCTCGTAGTGTAAAAAAGTACAAAGACTACGCTATCTGGTGGTAATTGGGACCAAGGTCTCTTTGCCAGATATGGTAAAAACATTGAATTCTAGTTTCACCCAGCGGCACGACAACTTCGTGTTGAACATTGCCAGTTCTGACTAACCAAACTGATCCAGTTGGTTGAAACCACTCAACACTTTCATTGTTTTCAACGTCATAAAATTTCCAATGTGATTTGGGTCCAGTTTTTAAATTTACATGCACTCTCCAGGGGGTATGTGGATCAGCATGTTTGCCAATAGAAAATTTTCCATATATACGGCTTATTCTACATCTAAGGTCACTGGGTATGTTAAAATAAGAAGCTATCCGCTCTTTGAGTTGAAACATTTCGCTGTCAATCATGGTTGGATGCCATTGAGTTAAATCTCGATCACTAGTACCATTTTCATAATATGAATTTACTTCCCTAAAAGGGCCCGGAAACCCGGTGGTATATTTGGCAAAGTCTTTTGTAAGCAGTTCTCCAGTGACAGCATCTTTGGTTATTTTCATGTCCCCATTGGCGTGATCATACCAACGATGTAATCGTTCGTCTGGGGGCTTACCAGTGACAGAAATACTGAATCCAGCCGATTCGCTCTTTTGCAATTGTGACCGCAAGGAAGTTTGAAATATTATTGATGCCTCTTTATAAAGCTGGGCAAAATCTACTTCAATAGGCAGTTGGTAGACAACAGTATTAATATCTATCATACTGTATTTAGTAGGGGTTTCCCCCTACTAAATTTAATCTCCGTATATTCTTAATACTTGAGCAACAGCCGGATGTCTTTCAACATGGCCAATCTCAAATTTAACGATGGCAAGCCTATTGGATTTGTTACCGTCAAGTATCTTTTCCATAAAGTCTTTTAGACCATTGTTTTCATAACCACGATCATGTTGTTCAAGATCTCCGGTTATGACAAACTTACTATTATCTCCGATACGAGTCAACAGCATTTTCATCTGGCTTTGTGTGGCGTTTTGCATTTCGTCTGCAATGATAACGCTATCTTTAAATGTACGACCACGCATGTAGGCTAGAGGAGCAACTTCTATTGTGCCTTCGGTTATCATACCTTCTATTTGTTTTGTATTCCAATACTCTCGAAACACATCAAACACAGGACGGGTCCATGGTGCCATTTTGCTCATTAAATCACCTGGTAGGAAGCCGTGTTGTTCATCAACACTGACTGCTGGTCTGGTAATAACTATGCGCTCTACTGCACCTGCCTTCAACTGCTTAACTGCCCATAAGGTAGCAATAAGGGTTTTGCCAGTGCCCGCAGGCCCTAGTGCAAATACCATATCTTTACCGGGGTTTTCTAAGTGTGCTAGATAATCTTCTTGTCGTAAATTTCGAGGTACTATTTCAACTCGCTTGTACTTGGAAGGTTTCAAATCTCTCGGATCTGTATCTCTATAATGATTTAAATCGATGACTGCGTTACCATCAAACGCCGAATTACGGTCCTGGTGGACTCGTTTTTGCTGTTTTCTCATCTTGCTCCTTTACAATATATGTTGTATTGTCGGGCTGATTTCATTGATTTTTGTGAAAATTTAGTTTTCAGCCCGGGTTAGTCAGGCTGATTCATCGCTGAACCAAAAGTATTTAATGATGATCGGCAAGTTGGGTAGGGTAATGGCAATAATAGACTAAATATCTATCTATGCAAACACAAGACGCAATTTATAAAAACCTGGGTAATATCCACAACAGCCCCAATGTAATCGATACACTAATCGAAGTAGATCGTGTATTAGATCGCATGGATGTATATGCCTATGAAAATTGGATCAGGGGTGAAATTGTTGATGGCCCTTTTGTAGAACGCCATTGGGTAGAGTTAACACTGATGTACCCACAGAAGATGATGCCAAACCCCGACGCCGCCATGCGCCTTATTAAGAATGGTTGCAAAGTATCTTTTGGCAAGAGCAAATTTAAAACTTTTGTCAAAGTTAAAAATTCTGATGATGTCATTGCAACAGAAGATGGACAGAGAATTCCTAGGCCTGTGGAAAAAACTGTTTGGTTGGTCACATTGCGTATTCCAAAACAATTGCTTGATGTAAGCGAAGACATCAAAGACATGGATGATGTGGACTACGAAAGTGTAGAAGCCGCATACGACGAAGAGTTAGACGGTGAGCAAGGTCTACAGCAAGATGATGCAGATAGTTCAGAGGTAGAAGGCCAAGATGATCAAAAAGTATAAACTTAAAGAAAGCCTTCGCCCAGGCGATCTAAGAGATACCATTGACAGTCTCATTGAGATTGATCGCTACAAACCAAAGATTGGCACCGATGCAGATACCGTTGTGGTTGCATTCAAAGCCAATACCAAAGACGCCGCAGTGGATTTGGGTGCGTACTTGGAGTGGAGTTCGCAAAAGATTGAAGATGTAGAAGTTAGTGATGCCAGCGATAAAGATGGCAAGTTTCATGTTTACCTTGAAATAAAAAGAATGCCAGGCATAAATGAAAAGATCATTGAAATTATCAAAGATGCTGAGCATGCCATAGGCCAACTAGAATGGAAGTTTGTAGGCATGGACGGGCTTAGAAAAGATCTTGACATTGGAAATTTAAACCAAGAAATTGTACAAGATCCAAAGATGTATGCACTACCGCCAGAGAGCCGTGCATATTATTTGAGAATGAAAAATTTAACAAATTATTAATCAGTGGCCCGAGAAGATAGTTTTACAGTAGCCGGTGTTGTTACCGAGACTCTACCAAATGCAATGTTTAGAATAACCCTTGATTCTGGGCAAATGTTAATGGGTCACTTGGCAGGTCGACTGCGTGTGAATAGAATCACCATAATTATTGGTGATAAAGTTGATGTAGAAGTAAGTGTATACGACACAACAAAAGGAAGGATTGTATACAGGCACAAGGGATAAACAATTATATGTGGATACTAAGTTTTATACCTGATTCGGTTTTACATTTTTCAATATTGGTGATGTTGTTTGCTGGTGCTGGCCTTTATGCCATCACCTTTTTCTTTAGGTTTATTCCACCTCCCCTCAGTCTACAATTGGCTCCTTACAAAGGTGCTATAAGTGTACTATCAGTTGTGCTGATGGTGGCCGGCGTATATTTCTATGGAGCATATGATACTGAAATGACTTGGCGTAAACGGGTTGAAGAAACAGAAGCCAAAGTAGCAGAAGCTGAAAAGAAGTCTGTAGATGCCAATGTGCTGTTGGTAGCCGAACGCAAGAAGAAGCAGAAGGTAATCACTGAGTACGCAGTCACAGTCAAAGAGCGCATTGTAGTGAAGGAAAAGATAATTGATGCAGAGTGCAAATTGACACCAGATGCTGTGCAGTTATTCAATGAAGCGGCCACCAATCCAACCAAAGCCACAGGAATTAAAAAATGAGATATCTATTGATCATTTCATTATTTTCATGCTTGGTAGGTTGCACTACTGTAGTGCCAGTGGTTGCAAAGTTTCCAACTGCCCCTGCAGAATTGATGGAAGCGTGTCCAGATTTAAAATTAATTGAACCGGGCACAACCAAGTTGAGTACTGCATTGGCAGTTGTTGCAGACAACTACAGTCTGTACTATCAATGCCAACTCAAAGTTGAAAATTGGATCGAGTGGCATAATACCCAAAAGAAGATCTTCGACAGCATTAAATAAACACTTGACAGCGACCCAGAAAGGTGTTAAACTGTAAGTGATGAATCCCTATCAAATTTTAGGCCTTAAACCCGGCGCCAGCGATGAAGATGTTAAAAAGTCCTATCGCAAACTGGCAATGAAGCACCATCCTGACCGCGGTGGCGACGAAGCTGAATTTAAAAAAATAAAAGAAGCCTACGAGACTTTGATCAACAGTGGTGGTTCAACTCCGTTTGGATTCTCTGATCAACACTTTGATCCAGACAGCACAGGCTTTCGTGATTTTGGCGACATGTTCAGTAAGATGCGGAGACCCGGTGGTTTCAACTTTAATTTTGAGCCAGGTGCTGTAAAAAATCCAGACATCACAGTTGGCATGCCATGCACACTAGAAGAAGCATTCCATGGCTTTACCAAGGTCATTAACTTTCAAGTGCCAAGCGGCGAGTTTAGACAATTAGAAGTGACATTCCCGCCAGGCTGTACAAAAGATGTCAAGATACGATTTACCGGTGAAGGTGGCCGAGTATCTGACAGGTTGCCCGCTGGTGACTTGTATGTTAAACTAAACATAAGTGATCATTCATTTTGGAAATTGGATAGAGTTGATTTGATTGGGACCATTAAAATTTCAGTCTGGCAAGCAATGTTTGGCACTACCATTGGCTTGACGGAAATTGACGGAACTGCTATTGAAGTTACAATTCCTGCTGGCACACAACCCGGATCTCAGTTGCGTCTAAGAGGAAAAGGATTCAGCGCCAGAGGAACCAATGCAAGAGGCAATGCTTTTATTGAAATTAAGGTTGAGCTACCCAAGTTAAACGAAGATGATAAACAACGACCCATTGTTGACTTTATTAATAAAACATAGTAAAATAATCATATGATAGAATTAGTAAATGATGACCATCCGATTCTGGCCGCAGTGATGCCAACAGCAACCGATGAACTAAACCTGGAAGCACTCAGCAAAGACATGTTTTTGCTGATGTGGAGCAGTGGTGGTATTGGCATGGCAGCACCACAGGTGGGCTTGGCTGTACGAATGTTTGTAATGGGGCCACAAAGCGGTCCCAACTTTGTGTGTATCAATCCTGAAATTGTTGAGCATGGCCCAGATGTTATGAATCTAGAAGGGTGTTTATCATTTCCTGGTTTGTGGTTAAATATCAAGAGGCCAGAGTGGGTGCATGCTCGATATCGTACGCTCAATGGGGAAACAGTTGAACAACGGTTTGATGGACTGCTGGCAAGATGTTATATACATGAGTTAGACCATTTAAATGGTGTGACATTTGTAAGCAAGGCCAAGCCATTGAGTTTGCGGCTTGCCAAAGAAAGACAGCGAAAAGAATTGCGTAAACAAAAAAGGGTATTATGAGTCAAGAAGAGAACAACAGTCGCATTAACGAAGTCATTGCTCGTGCATTTCAAGAAGCACTGAGCCGTGAGCATGAGTATGTTACATTAGAACATATTCTTCGTGTGATGCTGGATGAAGATGAAGTTCGAGATATCCTTAGCGAACTGCAAATGGATGTTCCTGCATTGAAAGAAGAAATTGATCTTTGGCTAAGAGGACAAGAAGATATTCGTGTGGATGGAATTACCAAGCCACGCAAAACTGCCACCTTAGAGCGTTGTTTTAATCGTGCATACACACAGGCCATTTTTACAGGCCGTGGACACATGGAACCCATTGACCTGTTGATCAGTATCACCAGCGAAAAGAACAGCCACGCCAACTTCTTTTTGGCCAAGCATGGCATCAACAAAGAAGCATTGATTGGATATGTTGGGCGTCTCAAAGATGGCCGAAGCAAAGAAAGTAAAGTTGCAAAGAAGCGTGATAGCGAAAAGATTCTGACCAAGTACACCACCAACTTGAACAAGAGCGCAGAAAAACAACTGATTGATCCCTTAATTGGTCGAGAGAAAGAAGTGTTCCGTCTTGCACAAACACTTACTCGTAAAAAGAAAAATAATGTAATCATGGTAGGTGAGCCTGGTGTGGGTAAGACTGCCATTGTTGAAGGTCTTGCAGTGGCAATGATTCGCAACGAAGTTCCTGAAGTATTAAAGAAGAAAACAATTTACAGCTTGGACCTTGGCAAGTTGTTGGCAGGCACACGATATCGCGGCGACTTCGAAGAGCGTATGCAACATGTGCTTGAAGCACTGGAAGAACGAGACGATGCCATTTTGTTCATTGATGAAATACACATGATCATGGGTGCAGGTGCTGGCGGCCAAGGTAGCATGGATGTAGCAAACATGCTCAAGCCCAGTTTAGAAAAAGGCAAATTGCGTTGCATTGGTAGCACAACATATGAAGAGTTTCGCGAGAACTTTGAGAAAGACCGTGCCCTACTGCGCCGCTTTACCAAAGTTGACATCAATGAACCTTCGGTGGAAGAAACCAAACTGATGTTGCGTCGAATTGCGCCGTTGTATGCCGCTTATCATAAACTTGACATCAAAGAAGGTGCAATTGATTTAGCAATTGATTTGTCAATGAAATACATGCTGGACAAGAAACTGCCCGACAAAGCAATTGATATCATTGATGCGGCTATGGCCCGTCTGCGTGTTACAAATACGCCAGAAGGAACTGAAACTACCAAAGACAACATTCGTCAAGAAATTAGTGATATCACTCGTGTGCCAATTGAACAGTTGGGCGAACAGAAGAATGTTGCAGTCACTGACTTAGAAAGCCGTATGCGTACAAATGTGTTTGGGCAAGACAATGCAATTGAACGCCTGATGAACATGGTGTATATTGCCAAGTCGGGATTGAAAGAAGTAAATCGTCCAATGGCCAACTTCTTGTTTGTAGGACCAACTGGCACTGGTAAAACTGAACTGGCACAACAGCTATCCATTGGGCTGGGCATGGAACTTGTGCGTTTTGACATGAGTGAATATCGTGAACCGCATAAGATTGCCAGCTTGATTGGTAGCCCTCCGGGTTATGTTGGATACGGCGAAGGCAAAGCAGGTTCAGGTAAATTGATCAACGAACTTGAGCGTGTGCCCAATTGCGTATTGCTGTTTGACGAAATTGAAAAAGCTCACCCAGATGTGATCCAAGTCTTGCTGGGCTTGATGGACAATGGTATTGTCACAGGCAGTGACAACAAACAAGCCAGTGCTCGTAATGCCTTTGTCATTATGACATCAAACTTGGGTGCTGTTGACAGTGAACGACAAGTGATTGGATTTGGTGGAGGTCTAAACAACGATGCCAGTGAAGAAGCAGTGAAGAAATTCTTTGCACCAGAGTTCCGCAATCGTTTGGATGCAGTTGTTAAATTCAATCGTTTGGGGCAGGATATTATCCGCAGAATTGCAGATAAGTTTATGACACAGATTCGCGAGCAGTTGGAAACACAAGGACAATCGATTGTGTATGATGATAGTGCATTGGATTATCTTGCCGCACATGGTTACAGTGAAACAATGGGTGCTAGACCAATGAAGAGATTGATCAACGAAGAAATTCGTTTGCCAATTGCCAAACGGATCATCAAGGAAGGACTTGATCTTCATCACATTGGCGCCAAAGATGACAGTTTAGTTATTAGTTAATGAAACAAAATTACACACAAAAATTGTTCTGGAAACGCTGGCCTTACAAGGTAATTGTTGCAATTACGCCAGCTCGTAAAACTACCTATATCAATCATTCGTTCAGAATGACCGACGAAGAAAGGCAAGAACGAGCCAAAGATATCAATATGATCACCAAGTGGTGCAAAGCAAGATTTCCCGAAGCTGGTCTTCGCCGTGAAGGCAATTTAAGTGTTTTTCTAGATACCGAACAAGAAATGAATGATGTAGTTGAATCTTGGAAAGACCGAGTCATTGCAACTTGGTCTCCAGAAAGTGAATCAGCATTGGACTTGCTTAAAACACATACCTATGATGTTGTCAGAGCTAGGCCCTGGTACGGTAAATTTCCTATTAGAGCCCGTATCAATTACGATGACAACTTTAGATTAAAAGCAGTAGATAACTTTAGATCTGCGGTGTTATCATTGGACAACAGCGATTGGTTTTGTGCAGGGCTGTTGAAGAAACTGATTTACAATGATGTTTTGCCAAGGACATATGGATGGGGACAACCTCTTCATTTATACCTTGCAAGCCAGGATGATGCCGCAATGCTACGCCTACAACTGGGTGATTATATCACAAGATTTGAAAGAATCAGAGCACCAGACTAGAAAAGTACTAAGCTAAATCAATGAGCCTCCGCTAAATACAGCTGGAGGCTTTTTAATGGCTAAAATACAAGAAGAACTCATCGTTATCAAATTAAGCAAGCTACACAAGGACAGCAATGCAGATGTACCGGCAATTGCTGGCGCTGAAATTGTTGCAGGTTTAGAACAAGTGGCACAAGAGCTGGTTGGTAAAGATGTAATCGTTGAAATTATTCAGGAGTAACAATGGGTACACACAACATGCTCATTGACAATGCACAGTTGGATCAAACTGGGCCAGCAGTTCGTGCTGACGGATATTATGGGTATGCAGATGGTATGCATACTGTTGCATTCTATATTAAAAATTTCAAAGGAAATTTAATCATAGAAGCATCATTGAGTGATAAACCACAAGAAAGTGATTGGTTTCCAATTGGGCTAGGTCCAAACGGAACATCATTTTATAGTGTTGATGGGCCAGAAACCAGGGTTGAAAGCTTCAACATTGTTGGAAATTTCGTATATCTAAGAGCTAGAATACATAGAAGTCATCTGGGACTAAATGTCCAGCAAGTAGGCACTTGTGAACGAGTAGTTCTCAGCCTATAAGGGAATAACAGGAGAAATAAAATGGCGATTAACGCATCTTCAGGAGGACAACTACAAGGTGGAACAGGTGGTGGCGGAGGCCTTACACAAGAAGACGTCCAAGACATTGTAGCAGACCAAATTGAAGTAGGCAACGATATCAATATCGGCCTACAAGCTACCTATGATGACCAAACTGGTAAACTTGTTTTAAGTCTAGCTGGCGCAACAGGCGGTGGCGGCAGTGGAACAAACATTATTGTAAAAGAAAATGGAACCGCTCGAGGAACCGCAACAACATTGAATTTTGTTGGACCCAGTGTTGATCTAACAAACAATGTTGCTACAATTACCGGTGGCCTAGATTCTGTTTCAATATATGAGAATACTGCGAACCGCGGGAATTTTACAAGTATTAATTTTGTCAGTGGCGCAACTGTTACAGTCCTGGATGGCACAGCAAATGTCACCATCACTGGCGGTGGCGGTGGTGGGGGCAGTGGTGACTTTAGTGGAAACTACAATGACTTGACCAACAAGCCAACTCTGTTCAGTGGTAGCTATACAGACTTGACCAACAAGCCAACGCCGTTCAGTGGGAACTACAGTGATTTATCTGGTAAGCCAACGCTGTTCAGCGGCAACTATAGTGATTTATCTGGTAGACCAACGGTGCCTACTGATGTAAGTCAACTAACAGACTCACAAAATTTAATAGACAGTTACACATTACCAACTGCCAGTACCAGTGTACTGGGTGGTGTCCGAGTTGACGGCTCTACTATTTTAATCAGCAATGGTGTTATCAGTTCTGTTGGTGGCACAGGTGGTGGTGTTACATTAAGTGATGTTGGCACATACCTAAGCAACAACGGATATGCCACACAAACTTATGTTACAGGCCAAGTAGACAATTTAATCAATGGTGCTCCAGGAGCATTGAATACACTAAACGAATTGGCCGCGGCCATTGCCAGCAATCCAAGTTTTGCAACAGACCTTACAAGTACTCTAGCCGGTAAGGTAAACTTGTCAGGTGGTACAATGACCGGAGCATTGACACTGTCAGGTGCCCCCACAATAGATTTACAGGCCGCAACCAAGAAATATGTTGATGATAGCATTGGTGCAATTCCTACTCCAACAACCAACTTAGATGCCTTAACTGATGTCATTACAACAGGTGCAACAGCTGGTCAAATTTTAGGATGGAATGGCAATCATTGGGTTCCTGTTGCCAACAGTGGAGCCAAAGGTGATACAGGTTCTGCAGGCCCAGCTGGTAGCGCAGGCACAGCAGGTTTAAGTATCAGTGCCGCCACAGTAACATTGGCAGGTCGCTTACAATTAACATTGACAGACAACAGCGTTGTTGATGCTGGTAATGTATCTGGTATTAAATCAGCCACTGTAAATGGCAGTGGCAATTTAATCTTAACAAAACAAGATAACACCACAGTTGATGCTGGCAATGTAATTGGGCCACAAGGCGCCACAGGTGCTCAAGGTATACAAGGTGTCACAGGCGACACAGGTAGTCAAGGACCTGCTGGTTTATCAGTAACATCAGCAAGTGTAAACAGCTTTGGTCGTTTATTAATTGTTAAATCAGACAACTCAACAGTTGATGCTGGTAGTGTAGTTGGACCACAGGGCGTCCAAGGTATCAAAGGTGATACAGGTGAAGCTGGTGCCACAGGACCTGCTGGTTCAAATGGTACCAGTGGATCAAATGGTGTAGGTATCACAACTGCCGCAGTCGATGGCAGTGGCCGCTTGATCATTATAAAAACAGATTCTACAACAGTAGATGCTGGTAGTGTAGTTGGACCAACTGGCACACAAGGTACAGCAGGTGCCCAAGGTCCGCAAGGTTCAACTGGTGCTACAGGACTTGGAATTTACAGCGTAGTAGTTGACGGTGACGGCAACTTACAAGTCACATTGACAGACGCTACCACTGCCAATGCCGGTAGTGTTATTGGACCTCAAGGACCGCAAGGTGCCGCAGGTCCTGCGGGACGAAGCATTGCCAATGGTGGCGTAGTAGTTGATGCTGGTGGCAATTTACAAGTCACATTGACAGACGGTGTTACAATTAATGCAGGTGGAGTAGTTGGACCACAAGGTAGCACAGGTTCACAGGGTATACAGGGTATTCAAGGTGTCAAAGGCGACACAGGTGATACAGGAGCCACAGGTGCCACAGGTACCAGCTACACAGTCAATGGCAAAGTTGGTAGTGTTCAAGTATACGGCCTAGGTGCTACAACACAAAGCGGATACGATTTAGAAGTTGATTTGTCTAACAAGGCAAACAAACTAACAACGGCAAGAAACATTGCGTTGACAGGTAAAGTAACTGGTTTAGTAAGTTTTGATGGTAGTGCCAATATAAGCATGACAACTGCCATCAGCGGTGTTACATCTAGTGACGTCACTGAAGGTACCAGATTATACTACACAGATTCTAGGGCGCAACAAGCTATTAGTTCACTTAGTGATAGCAATATTACTAGTTTGATCAGCTATGACAACTCAACTGGTCAAATAAAGTATCGTGCCAACACAAGTTATATTACTGAAGGCAGTAACCTATATTTTACCAACACTCGTGCAGATGCCCGTGCAGATGTGCGTATTGGTGCTTCAAGCATTAATGCATTGTCAGACGTTGATACAGTCACAGCGGCACCAACTAATGGTCAAGTATTGACCTGGACAGGTAGTGCATGGACTCCTGCAACATCAAGTGGTGGTGGCGCAGGCGCAGTATCAAGTGTCAATGCCAAAACAGGTATTGTTGTTTTAAACACTGACGATGTCACTGAAGGTTCTGCCAATCAATATTTTACCAACACTCGTTGGGACAACAGATTGGCGGCCAAGACAACAGACAACTTAAATCAAGGTACATCAAACAAATATTTCAGCGATAGTCTTGCTCGTAACGCATTGGCCGCAGGAACTGGTATAAGTTACAATAGTGCCAGTGGTACATTCAGTATCAATGCCACAACCAGCAATGTCACAGAAGGCAGTAACTTATACTATACCAACACAAGATTTGATACACGAATTGGCCAAAGTAATTTATCACAACTGGCTGATGTTGCAGACACAACTCCTACCACAGGTCAAGCACTGGTATGGGACGGTGGAGCATGGGCCCCAAGTACTGTCAGCAGTAGTGGAGGTGGTGGAAGCGGCAGCAGTTCTGGTATCTTCCGAGCCGCTGTTCAAGTCAATTATGATGCTTCTGGCAACCTATCAAGTGTCAGCGTATTAAATGGTGGTATTAGTGCCGCGATTGCTACTGCGGCGTCAGCAACTGCCACAGTGACATTTACATTTACTGGAAGCGTATGTTTACCACTTGGTGTACAAGTCTACGGTTATCAGCAAGCAGGTAACATTTATGTTACTCGTGCTATCTCAAGTGATTATACTGTAAGAACAGTGGCTGGTGGCGGTAGCTCTGGTAGTCCAACAGCATTCTCATCATTCAGTTCAAGTACACACCAAATGACAATCAGCTTAACCAAAGCATTATCGGGATCTAGTGCGAGTCTAGGCCAAATAACACATTGCGTTGTGCAATTTGTGTTGGCAAATGCTTAATAGGAGTAGCAATGTCAATTAATGCATGGAAAACCAGCTTCATTGGAATTAATAAACCTCCCAAGGTTATGGCGGCCACAGCCGACGCATTTGTTCCAGTGGCGCTTTGGCCTCATGCCAATGATCCAACTGATCCTTATTGGTCTGGTGGTTCTAATCCCCAAGCCTATCGATGGCAAGTTGATTTTACAGTTGGTGCAACCAGTCAAGGCAGTAACTTAACTAGAACCCCGTTTACATTCACTGCACAAGATATCGAAGTCGGTGACTTTGTTGCAGGTACCCAAGATGGCAAAGTGGTTGAAATCATCAGCATCTTGGCAAAAACAGATTCTACTATAACTGCAATTGTAGAAGACCGATTGCGTTATAATACATTCAGAGACCCAACTGGCTTTGGCCTGTTTGGATGTCCTGGTGCTGTAATTTTCTTCCAAATCAATGAGCTTGGATTGCCAATGCTGGATCCATTGCCTGGACAGGCTAGTGTAAACTTTTTTAGTGATGTTCAAAGTAGATTCCAATACATGAATCCGTTGACCAACTACACATTGTCAAAAGAAAATCATGGGTTGAAAACTGGACAGCCAATCAGCATTGTCAATGGCACATTTGAAATCACCAATGCAGACAATGCTAAAAAGTACATTGGCACAGTGATATATCCAGGGCCTGGACCACATCAATTTATTCTAAGACCCAGCAACGGTATCATTGACTTTGCTCCAGGTCTTCCTGGCATCATTGGCGACTTTATCTATCCTGCCGCTGATGGTTCAGGCGCTCTTACCACAGACTCGGCCAGTAATAAACCTATTTTTATCAAACTATCCAACGCCATTCAAACTATAACAACAGGCACAGGTATTGATCCAACTGGAACAGATGGTGATGTGGTATTAATTAATCGTGTGCCGTTGACATTGCAAGGCAGTGGCACTGGAACATACAATCTAGATGAAGCCATTGCGCTGATCAATGTGGCCACTGTGGATACAAATATCACAGCAATTAAAGTGGGTGCATCAAATCAAATTGTAAGTGACACAGTCACATATCCAACACCGTATGGATTGATTGCTGGTTATGTTCCTTTTAGTGCCAGTATCAACGGCATCACCGTGAACTTTACAACAACAGCTTCTGGATCTGTACAATACGGTCCGGGCATTGCAATTGGTGTTGACATGATACAGGACATCAACACAGCAAGAATTCCAGATATTTCAACTGGCATTGATGCAAACGGAAATATTGTTATAACAGAAACAGCAGGTGGAGCAATTACCATTGTCAACATTGCAAACGATGCGAACGGCAATCCTTTTGCCGGGGCGAATGGTGTGAGTGCATTGCCAGAAACAACTCCTGCAAATACAACAACCAGCGCATTGCGTTTGTACCGAGATGATGGTGGTCCAATGACCTTGGTAGATAGTCAAGGACAATTTTTTAGTACCGCAGGTGTAATGAGTGGACAAACAGGTCGCTATGCAATTGGTTTAAATGTTGAGCAGGGCCTACGAGCCAACTCAACCACTACAGTTCCTACAATTGCGGCCAGAGATGCATTGAGCACTTTACCTGGTGATCAAGCCTGGGTAATAGATGCAGGCCACGGTGAATGGGCATTGTATCTCTGGGATGGTAATGTATGGCAAGAAGTGACAAACCAGCGCAGTAAAGAAACTGATGCAAGAACAATCAGTCAACAAATCACTTTACCTGGTGCAACTACAAACATTGGTACAATTACCCAAGGTAGAAGAATACTAAATGTCAGTGTATCAGTTACAACCGCATTGGTTGATGCACCAGCGTTTGACATCACTGTTGATGGCGCAAGTGTTTGGCGATATATCCATAATGGTGCCACTGGTGTTGGAACATACACAGTTGAATCAGAATTAGTTACATCGGCCAGGGCCAATGTAGTGGTAGCTATTCCAAGCAATACTGCCACAGGAACATTTAAGGTTGAGGTGACCTATGTCTAAGAAATTCAATAACGCACATGGAACTACATCAAGTGAATTTAATCTTGGTGTTGGTTTTGGCACAAATTTAAGAAGCTATGTGCTATTTGCCGAAAGCAATGGCGTAAATCCAATTGTGGCCGGTGATAGATTTGAAGATACCATTGAGCTGACTGGAGTTGAATTTTTTGATCTGAGAATGCTTGCAACTGACTCAGCTGGAAATATTGCCACTAAACAAATCAGAGGAACTGTTTCACCAGGCGGCACAGTTTACAAAGTAGAAGATATATTTCAAGAAACAGCTGAAGCAGATGTAGAATTAGTAATAGCCGGAAATGTCTTAAATATAACATGTGCCAAAGGACTGGTTCCTTTGACTTACAACATTTACATTTCGTTATTAAGGGCAGGATAAAATGGAAATCAGAATCTCAGAATTAGGTTTAGTAACCACACTTCAGAATGCAGACTTTCTTGCAACTGTCCAGGATGGCGTAACATCTAAAATTACTGGCAACGAAGTTGCCTTCAGCGTTAAGTCAATTGCAAACTTGGCAGATGTGGTGTATGTTGATACATCTATTGCAACGGCCATTGCCAATTTGATTGATGGTGCACCACAGATGCTGGATACTCTTAGAGAGTTGGCAGATGCAATGAACAACAACCCAGAGTTCTACAACGAACTACAAAGTGCAATTAACAACTCTGTTCAAGAGTCTGAATTCCAGGAATATTTTGATAATGCATTTGCTGGAAAGAACACATACCACTTGGTAGAAGGTAGCAACTTATATTATACACCACAGCGTGTACTGGATTTACTGGCACCGCAGATCACCACTGAACTATTGAATGTCAAAGATATTGTATTCACTGGTACAGGTATTGTAGATATCAACAGTGGCAACGACTTGCAATTAAATGCCGCTGGTGAAATCTTCATCAATGGTAAAACTACAGAACAGCGAGTGCTTGATGTTGTTGTTCCGCTGATTCCAACCAGCATTTTTGATTTAGGTGTCCCAGAAGTTAGTACGCCTGAAAACATTCCTGGATATCTTTATTACAATGGCACTGATCTGAGTTGGAAAGCACCTCCACCACCTAACAGATTAGTAAATGGCGAATACCAAGTGGTGCTTGGTGCCGATGGTACCGTATCATTGTCAAGTGGCAGTAACATTTACGATGACGGTGGTGCATTAAGATTTGATGCCAATAAGAATATACAATTAAGTGCGTATGAATCGGGCGCACCAGCAACTTGGACATTTGGCACAGATGGTAGGCTAGCATTGCCAGCAGGTGGAGACATTGTTGACAGTACTGGTGCCAGTGTACTGTTTGTCGCTCTAGACCTATTCAGTGGCAGTTACGCCGACTTAACTAACAAGCCTACGCTGTTCAGTGGATCATACAATGATCTGACCAACAAGCCAACTGCTCCAACATTTACAAGTGTAACAGCCACAGACTTAAATGTAGAAAATATCACATTTACAGGTGCTGGTCCTGTATCGTTTACCAGTGGAAATGATTTAGCGTTTGTAGCGTCAGGTAATATAACATTCAATGGCAATGAATTGGCCACTGTAGCAACTAGTGGTAGTTACAACGACTTAACCAATAAACCAACTATTGTAGAAAAAACTACAGGGTCTTGGACACTGGCCGCAGGCGCTAACACAGTAAGTCTCACAGTACCAATAAACGGTACTTACTCTATATGGGTCAACGGTAATATTCCCAATGGTATTGTTTCATATACCGCTACAGTAGTTGTGACTAACACTAATGTGCCGGTACTAGGCAGTAGTTATGGTTGGTATTATGTAGACGGCAATGCTCTAGTGCTCACCGCAATACCCGATCAAGTTGTTGGAACTGCCAATGGTATTAGCACCGCTGTGGTTGCCACCACAACTGCCAATGTGTTTACCTTTGGCATTACTAATAACAGTGGCTCTGACCAAGTGGTTAACTGGGGCTATACTAAACTTTAAGAACAAGGAATAACAAATGCGTGAATATATCATTACAGTAAAAGACCCAGCAGTATGGGACACAAGTCTTTGGAACGAATTGACCATCAATGGCCTAGGTGATAACTTTATCCCCAAGCGAGCAATTGAAGTTTTAAACGAGCGACCATTCAATGAATTTATGGCACACTTCAACTTGACAGATGAAGAAGCGGAAGAAATTAGACAAGATGATAGAATAGCATTTGTTGAACTACAAGCAGACTTACACCCAGAAGTAAAAAAAGAACACTTTGGTACCAGACCAACAGCAACATATGACAAAAGTGGCACAACCACTGCCACAATGAAAAACTGGGGGTTACTTCGATCCAGTAGACCAGCAAATCCATTTGCCTCCTCCACCTCAGTAAGTGCTGATTTCGCATATAACTTGGATGGCACAGGTGTCGACATCATTGTCATGGACAGCGGTGTCAATGCAGGTCATCCTGAATTTGCAGTCAACCCAGATGGCACCGGCGGAAGTCGAGTTGTTGATTTTAATTGGGCCAGTTTAGGTGTTCCGGGAACAGCCAGTGCTGCCAGCATAGGTGGTTACTTAGGCGATGCCGACGGACACGGAAGTCACTGTACCGGCATTGCGGCTGGCAACACACATGGTTGGGCCCCGGGTGCCGCAATTTATAGTTTGAGAATTTTTGACGGTAATAACATCATGGGCGGAGGTTACCTGGGTGCAATCAACAGTGACATTGCATTTGACATTGTCAAACAATTCCACTTGACAAAACGGGCGGCTGGCAACATGCGTCCTACAATTTGCACAAACTCGTGGGGCTATCGATCAACATACAGTGGTATGACTTCAACAGTATACCGCGGCGTATCTTACCCTGGATCCAGTGCAAATTCTGCCCGTGGCCAGGTCAATTACCTTCATCCGTATGTTGTAAATTATCTTGATGTCAGTGCAACAAGCTGTTCCAATGCAGGTGTTATACTAGTTGGTGCCGCTGGCAACTATCTGCATAAAATTGATGTGCCTGGTGGACTTGACTATGATAATTATTACATTGGTTATGGCGAGACAACATACTATCACAGAGGCAGTAGTCCAACTCGTGCTGATGGTTTTATCAATGTGGGTGCTATTGACAACTCAATTGTAGAACAAAAAGTATACTTCAGTGAAACTGGACCGCGTGTGGATGTGTATTCCGCTGGCACCAGTATTATGAGTGCGCTGAGTTCGAACTACTCTCCAACTGTGGCTGATCCTCGAAATACAGCACACAGATTGGGTAAAATTTCAGGCACCAGCATGGCATGCCCACAAGTGACAGGCGTACTTGCAACAGTGCTACAAGCTCGACCCGCAATGACTCCTGCCGAAGCCAAACAGTTCTTGATTGACCATTCTGTTAAGAACGCCCTGGTAGAAGGTAGTAGCACTGCCTACACCAGTACCACATACTTGCAAGGTGGCGCCAATAGGATATTGCAAACTCCGTTTACCAGTCCCAATCGAGGCGGCATCACCAGCTAACTCATGCGTCTATAAATAGACGCATGACACTTACAAATCTATTTCATGGTAAAGTAATATTATGGAAAACATGAAACATTACATTAAAGTTAGTGTATCCAGAGAACTGACTGACAAAGAATTTGAAGAGCTGACAGATATCATTGAAGACGAAGTGGGTGACATTGTTGCCAGTGATGATGTTCACGAATACCCAGACGACAATAGACAAATTTGCTATCTGTTTGAATTGGGCACAGCCATAGAGAATTGTGAAAACGGTCCAAGTGCTTTTGAAATTGTGCAGTTTGAAATTGATCAAATGTTACCTGACCGTGTCAAATGGGACATTGAGTCGCAATGAAATATTCGCCAGCGGCGTTGAGACTACTGGGTTACAATTTAAGAAGTCATGTGTGGGAAGATTTTGTTGCCAACACCATGCAGACTTGGTTTAAATTCAGCATTGATCATGTTGAAAGCAATTTTGCATGGTACACGCTGAGCTTGCATAAAAACGCATTAAACCTCACACATGGTGGTGCATTGATGACATACATGGACTATTGCATGGCGGCCCATATTTGGGACCTAACTGGTGGCAAGCAGGCAGTTACTACACAAATGTCAAATAAATTTATTCGGCCCGCCAGGATCGGAAGATGGTTGTTTGGTCGGGTACAACTGGTTGAACAAAATGACACTATTATTTTACATGGAGAGATTCATGCCAATGATCCTGATGGCATGTTGATCCTGGCCAGCCAAGGTGAATTTATTTTACCAAAATCAACAGAAAGACTTGACATTCTAATTTAAACTGCTATAATAGCTGTATAGACATTTAAACTTCTGAGGAACAATATGAAAATTAATTTACGCAAGGCCAGTGTGGTCCAGCAAACAATCATTGACGAAATCAAGCGTCTGGGCAATGAAAAAACAACTGTCAGTGTGAGCTTGTTTGCTGACAATGTGGCCAATCTATTGAATGCACAGTTAGAAAAAGTAATTGCAAATAACCAACGAGTTGGCCGCTTGCTGGATGCAAACCGTTACCTTCGTGCAACTGTGGCAAAGAAAAATGCCGAAGTTGGCATCACCGATTACCTAGCAGAAGATGCATTCTTGGCCAGTGCCGAAAGTCGTGTGCGTCAGATTACTGAACTTGAAGTTCGTCCTGATCTGTCTGCACTTGAAAAAGAAATTCAAGCTCGTAGTGCCAACACTGGCAACGAGCGAAGCATATACGGTCGTGACTACAACATTGAAGTGCATGTGGCTCTGCCTGAGACTGTGGCAGAAGCCAAAGCAGAACTGGCTCGCATTCAAAAGCGTCGACGCAAGATCAAGGACGAGATGGTCACCATCAATGTCCGCACAGAGTTTGAAGTAGCCGAACAGGTAGCACTTGTGCTGACTGACCTCGGTCTAGACTAAGACTGCCACACTTGGTCCAGGGTAGGAGATGAAAATACTTCATCTTAATTGATGAAAACCTACTGGCTTAGTCTGAAAAACTAATTCCAAATTGTCTTGCTTAGGCATCAAAAACCACTTTGATGTTTGATGTGATGCCTAAGCAAAAGACCCATGTTTGATATTAGCTATTTGATCTTTGCTGTTTGACTATTTTCATTTCGTCCCTGCTTCGTGGCACTATTAATATGAACAGTTTAGAAAAAGTATGGGCCAGAGCTACTGGTCATTTGATGGGCCAAACAGATGACGACCGGCCCGATGTACCTATTCTTACCAAGCAAGAAGCTAGAATTGCCTTGACTTTGAAGACATTTTGGGTTATAATACATGTAATCACTTGTTTGTTCATTTGTGCTAACGTCATACATCATTGGTAGGAGTTATTATGGGTCGTGTAGGTTTTTGTTGCAAATGGATCAACGATCCCAGTGAAGTGGCTGGCATGAAAGTCAGTGCTGTGGATCGTGACCTGAACGGCCGATCAACCACCATGCGTTGGTTGCGTGAACATCCTGCCGAAGCTGAACAGCGTCAGTGGGATATTATGAATCACAATGCCACAGCCGCTGTACGGTTAATCGAGCGTGTGGCCACATTGCCAGCCAATCGCAGAATGGTTCGACTTGGCAGTGAAATGCTACAGGGTTATACCCAGAAAGATTGGATCAACTGGTGGCAACAACCGGAGATTCAAGACCATTGTGCAAAGATATTTGCGCCCATTGGTGAAACTGCCAGACGTCTGGATGTGCGTTTGAGTTTTCACCCTGGACAGTTCTGTGTGCTGGCCAGCGAGAATCCTGGCATTGTTGATCGAAGCATAGAGGAGTTTGAATATCATGCGGACATGGCTAGATGGATGGGCTACGGCAAGTCGTTCCAGGACTTTAAGATCAATGTACACATCTCAGGCAAGCAAGGACCTGCCGGCATTGTTTCAGCCCTTGAACGATTGTCACCAGAAGCCCGCAACTGTATCACCATTGAAAACGATGAAAACGCCTGGGGCATTGACTCCAGTCTCGAACTTGCCAAGCATTGTGCCCTGGTGCTGGACATACACCATCACTGGATCCGTACAGGAGAATACATTCAGCCCGCTGACGATAGAGTTCGGCGTGTGATTGATAGCTGGCGTGGTGTGCGGCCTGCCATGCATTATAGTGTCAGTAGAGAAGATTATTTGGTTGGGCATGATGCAGACACTATGCCAGACATGACCAGTTTATTGGCACAGGGTTATAAGAAACAAAAGCTTAGAGCACACAGTGACTTCTATTGGAATACAGCCGTGAATGACTGGGCCGCTACATTTGCTGATGACTTTGATATCCAATGTGAAAGCAAGGGTAAGAACTTGGCCAGTGGTATATTTGCCAACAAAATAGCGGCCTAAGCCGCTATTTCTTTTCGTTAACCTAATAGATTATTAAGCAGTAGCAGAGTGTGCTATTCTTCCGCTGATGCCGTGCAGGCCGACGGGCAGGGTATTATTGCTATCAATCCATTGTGTAAATGGAAAGCTTGCTAGAGTAGACGTTAATGGAAATGAGCGGTTTTCATCAATCTGCAGTAATTTAAATTTGTTTGCATTATCATATGCTGACAGCGCATCAAATCCGGCTAGTACTTGTGCATCAGTGAAAAATACTTCTCGGTCGGCCAGTGTACTAAATTCAAAAAATAGTGACCGAACATTGGAATCAGATGACATGGTGTTTCTCATTTGTACTATCTTATCGGGTAAAAAATATGCAGTTTGTATATAATTCCACCAGGTAGCATCAATTTCCATATGTGGAGCATGGGTTGGCCTTGGCGGTGGTAGTCCTACTTTAATTTCAACGAAACTAAAATGTAAGTTGTTTTTTTCTATCATGGTTGTTATTTCCTTTACGATGGACCATTTAATGGCCATTGGGCACTTGCCGTCATGTCTATTTATCACGGCTGGATCAATTTATCCAAATTAGTGCAATTTTCATTAAAACGGGTGATAACTATGTTGCGGTGCAACATATATAATGTTATACTAGTGAAAACACTGATAGTGTTTCTACTAGTGGTAGTGCTCATTAGAGGCTACCAAACATTTGCTTAATAAAGGAAAATAAAATGTTCACTGAAATCACAAAAACTTTCGAATCAAACCAAAAATTGGCCAAAGAATTGACCGCACAACTGACAGGTGCATCAACAGCATTTGCAAAGACACTATTAGATGTCAATACGCAATTGGCCGAAACATTCAAAGCACAAGCTGTAGAAGCTTACAAGAACTTGGAAGCATTCAAAGTTCCTGGCTTTGACACCGTTGCTAAAAGTAAAAAATCCGGCGAGTAATTAACTCCGGGCAGATACAACTACGGTGTCGGCCAAAAGCCGATGCCGTTTTTCATTTATAAGGACACACGATGTTATTAGAAAGAATGTTAGAAAGGTTAGCAGAAATGTTTCCAAGCTCTAACTATCAAAGCCGCCTAGACGCTTATCTAGCAGACAAAGGCATTACCGATGCCGCTCAGTTGGAAAACTACATCCGACAATTTAACTATCAAAAGGAAAAATATCTATGAACTCAATCTTAAACTCAATTTGGTCAGTGTTAGAAGCATTTGGGCAAGCTCGTGCCGCTGCCAGTCTTGCTCGTCAGGGCAGAATTGATGAAGCCAAAGCTGTGTACAATGGACAACAATGATCCAGTAGAATCGGTGGTCAAACACATACACATTGTACTGCCCATTGTGGGTGCTGTACTGATGTTTATGTTGGCATTTATTGCCATCACCATGGCTTGATATGTTCATGGAATAACCAAAAGCCTCTGCTAAATATACTGGAGGCTTTTTTATGCACTTTAGAGAAATTGTTGAGTCATCGGGATACATTGCTAAAAACCGCAAGGAAGCCGTAGACCCACGCTGGAGTAGCAGTTTGACTGCGGATGTACACACAGATACCATGCGTAAACAATTGGCCGCATTTTATCCTACATCTGCACCTGCTGACGGGCAAGTTCAAGTCAAAGAAGCAAAAACAATGAAAAACAAACAATTACAAGAAGGCCAAGCCAGCGTCAATGTTCAGCAAGAATATGATGTCAGTCGTATTCAAAAACTTGCTGGAATTCAGAATTCCACAACAGTGGCAGGCACTCCTGTTGCTGAACGCATCAATGATGAAATTTACAGCGAAAAGGCCACGGAACTTGCGGCCGAACTAGAACAACAAGTTGAGCAATTGACACGAGCACTGGATGAAATTGAACAGACTATCAAATTCCACTTGCCAAGAGAATACGCCAACATGAAGGACTATACCATTGCACATATCAAAGCCGCAGTTGGTGGTTTTGGTTATGCAGAGAATCGTATGTCAAAATCTTTTGCCAGCCTAATAGAAGACCTAAACGAACACGGTTACGAAGACGAAGATGAAAATAAGTGAACTTGGCAGCGGTAAAACTTTAATCACGCAACTGCCGGTTGATGCGCCGGGCAACAGAATTGATGGTAAAAAATACCATCAAGCTGATGATGTAGACCACTCGCACATTGCTGACCTGCGTAGACTGGCCGGCCTGACATTGGGCACAGGCAAAGACCAAAGTGGCATAGACAGTCCACTCACACATGGCGGCAGCGAAAGAGCTGAATATCAACGCAAGAACCACATTGAGCCAGGAACAGAAGCTTGGTTCCGATTATGGTTTGCAAGACCAAGACTAACAGGCGAAAACCCATATGGAAACTAATCCAAATCCTGATCAATACCCAGTATACCCAGAAGACGATGGTACGGATCGACCACGAAATCCCTACAGTCCTGTATAAGAACACACTACCTTAGGACCTTATGGTTTTCAGTGTGGGGCGGCTACTGCCCTGGAACAAGTAGGAGTCGTGCCCGAAAGTTCCTAAAGTGTGCATTTTTGTTTTGTTAAATAACAGTATGATAACACTAGAACATGCTGAAATAAATTGGTTGTTAAACGGACATTGCAAGCTTCAATGTTCATATTGTCGACCCGAATGGAAAAACGGGCCAGCTGATAGACCGTTACAAGATTACCTAGAAGTTATTAAAAAACTTCAACTAACACGCTATTGTCACTACACTAAAGTACTTTGGAAACTTGGTGGAGGAGAACCTTTGCATTTTCCGTATCTTACCGAAGTACTACAGGCAATACGGGCTTGGCCGTCAACTATTAGATTGGATACCAGTGGCGACGATACATACTTTGCGTTATATCGGGTATTACATTTAATTGACTGGTTACATCTGACATATCACGAATGGCAAAATGATGATGTAGTTGGATTCATCTTAGATGAATGCAAGTCAAGGAACAAAAAAGTAACAATGGAGTTTCCTTTAATTCCTAGCCGCATTAACGAAACTAGAGAAAAGATAAAATATTATCAACAGCTAGGACTTGAATGTACGGAACAAATATTGTACGAGCCAGACGGAAGATTTATTAGGGCATACAGCCAAGTTGATGTTAATAGAATTTTCAGTCGCAGTGATGAAGCAACAACAGAAGACACCACTCCGGTATACACTGATTTAAGCATTATAAATTCTATTGATCCTGTGTATACTGGACTCCCGTGTTATGCAGGTGTTGATTGGATTCATATAAATCCAAAGGGATTTGTATCGTATAGTGAATGTGGCGGCCGTAATGAACACTTTAACGCATTTGATACAAATTGGCATGCTCCTGGTGATCACTTTGCTTGTACCGTGGGCCAATGTAGAAGTGAGAACGATCGTAAAAAAATACGGATCTCCGAAACCATGTTTGCAAAAAAATAGCATTTTTCCAAATGCCCAGATTCTGGACAATCTGTCAGTGAATACGCTATAAGTATTGGCATAGGAGAACTACTAATGAAAAAATTCATTTCAATCTTGTGTTTAGCTATGGCCGCATTAAGCGTACAGGCTAAAGACACCATTACAATCGTTTATGCTTGGGGGCCAGGCGACTCTGTTGCCAACTACCATCGCACCATTGCCAACGAAGCAAACAAAATCCAAGACAAATACACCTTTATCTTTGATACCAAGCCAGGTGCTGGTGGCGCTATTGCCGCTAACCATGTGTTGAATACACCTGCTAATATTTTGGCTCACAGTACAGCATTCTTTGTTCGTCCTGTTGTGTTCCCAAATGAAAGCTATGACTTGACCAAGTACAAAGAACAATATGTTCACTGTATGGCTCCAATGGCAGTGACCAGTACCAAGTACAAGACTGTCAAAGATGTGCCAACCAACGCAAGTGTTGGTATCAGTGGCTTGGGTGTTACCACACACTTGGCCGCCGTTGAGTTACAAAAGCGTTACCCACAGTTGAACATTGTTCCATTTAAGAGCACCAACGACAGCATGTTGAGCATGGTATCAGGTCAGACTGATTTGCACATTGGCTTTATCAGCGAAGCTGAACAGTGGAGCAAGGAAAATTCCCGTGCAGAGCGTAAGGTCACTGTGTTGGGCATCACAGGTAGCAAAGTTGTCAATGGATATACTCCATTGGCTCGCCAAGGTTTTGATGCCAGCTTTGCTGACATGAATGTTGGCCACCACATGTTGCTTCCAACCGGTGTTGATGAAGCCAAGCGCAAAGAGTTCCATGATATCTTTACCCGGGCATCAAAGACAGATGCAGTTCGTGCGGCCTATGCTGTTGACTATTGCGAACCACAAACTGTTGCTTATGATGGATTGGACAAGTTCTTTGCTTTCCATACAGCATACTGGAAAAAGCTTGCTAGTCAGATCAAGCTAGAAACCAAGTAATGAGGATTATTTGGTTTGTTCTAGGGTTGTTGTTGACTGCCAATGTGTTGGCCGCTGAAAAAATTTATGTGCAATATGGGGCGGCCGCAAGCCAATCAAATTTTGGCTCTTATGTAAAAATGTTAGAAGTTGCAAACACCATCCAAACCAAGTACCAATTTATTTTAGAGATCAAACCAGGTGCCAATGGCGTCCTGGCTCTGAGAGCAATGGATCAAAGCCCAGAAAATCGGCTGGCATCTGTTGCTCCTGCGTTTATTGAAAATGCCAATGCTGGCATGATCAATGATAGGGACTATGTCCCTGTCGCCGCTACCGGTGACACCTGTTGGGGCATTATTACCAATGTTGGAAATACTGCTCAAGGATTGGCCAGCCTAAAGGGTCAGAAAGAAATCACAGTGGGTGGCACTGGCTATGGCAATGCCGCACACCTGACATCACTGGTATTGGGCAAAGCGTATGGTTTTAAAGTTAGATATATTGTTTACAAATCAAACTACGATGCACTCAGAGACATGGCCAGCGGGTTGGACATTAACTTTGTAATTGAAACTGTGCAAAATTATCAAACCTTTAAGACAAGGCTTCCGCAGATGCAATTGCTGGGAATAAATTGTCCCAAGCGTGTGGCCTCAGTGCCCGACATCAAAACAGTCCGAGAGCAAGGATTTGACACACCAAGTATTTTCTTTGGCACAGTTGCCCATGTTAAAATGCCAGCAGAAAAGCGCAAAGAAATTATCAAAATACTAAATGAAGCAGTGATTAAAACAACCGCAGATTTGGCACTGGCTGACATTATTCCTCCACAGAGTTTTACTCCGCCCATGGACCCTGTTGAATTTATAGAAAAACGCTGGATGTTGATGCGGGTTTTAACTCACCAGTTTGCCCAAGAAATTAACTCAACAAAATAATTTTAAATGGCCTTTTAACTGGCTTGTGTCCTAGTTTGTATAAATAAGCTTGAGCCGACAAGCTCATCTAAAACAGAGGACATTATAATGACAACAAAATTAACATGGGTTCTAGCACATGAACCGTATGATTTATTTTTAAGAGCCGCTGAGAAATTCTCAAAGGAAGTTAACGAAAAAACTGCTGGCGCATTTGAAATCGAAATTCTTGGTCTACAAGAATACGCTGACAAATACCAAGCAGGTAAAACAATTAACAACCGCTTCGAATTACTCGACATGCTAGAAAGCGGTGAAGTACAATTGAGCCAGATGTATACTACTACATTGGGTCAATTAAGCCAAGACATGTTTGTACTTGACTTACCATTCCTTTTCGAAGGTCACGATCACGCAGAGCGTGTATTAGATGGTGCCATTGGTCAACAGTTATTTGCCAAGTTAGCCGAAGAATCAAAAGTTCAAGGTTTAGCTTTCACATACTCAGGTGGTTTCCGTATCATTCCAGCCACAGAAGCTGTTGAAAAGTTAGAAGACCTACGCGGTATGCGTGTTCGTATTCCAGCTAGCCCAGTTGCCAAAGATACATTTGAAGCAATCGGTGCTGTTCCAGTTGAAATGGCCATTGAACAATTGGCAGGCGCTTTGGCTTCTAAAGAAGTTGATGCTGGTGAAAGCACATACCCACGCATTTATGGTATGAAGCAAGCCCAACATGCCAAGAGCCTGGTTCACAGTGAGCACAGCTTGTTCTTGACAAGCTTGATCATCAACAAGGATCTATGGAATTCGTTTGATACAGCAACTCAGCAAATTTTTGCTGATGCCGCGTTAGCTGCCGCTCGCATTGAACGTCAAGAAAGTATCGCTGACATTGCACAAACACAAGCTCGTGCAGTTTCAGAAGGTATCAATGTTGTTCACTTATCAGCAGAAGAGCAAGCAGAATTCAAGTCTGTGACTGCTCCTTTGCATGTCAAGTACGACAGTATCTTTACACAAGGTTTGATCGGTAAAATCAAACTAGCCTAATATCTATTAGGTGGTCCAAAGGGTATGGCTTCGGTCATACCCTTTTTTTATGATCGGTTGACAAGCTGGTTATTCTTTGCTATACTGTACAAACTTAACTCTAGAAAGTGTTTTAATGAGCATGCATTTAGAAGGTCCGTGGCTCAACACCACCGGCAAACGAAAAGGCAAAAAGAAATTTGCCAGTGCAGAACATGCACGAAAGGCAAGAGAATTGGAAGAAAGCTGGCTAGAACTGCTCAAGCGACAAGGTGTAGAGCAAGAAGAACGCAAGCGAAAGCGAGCCATGTCGGCACCCAGTCTGAGCTCTGTGTACAGGTTGACAATACCCGAGGGCCGAAATACCACTGCCCATATCAAAAGTCTCAATAGCGGATTGGGCTCTGCCACATTGGCACCGGCCAAGGTGTACACTGGAGATAAAGTCAAAGGTATTGCAACCATGCACAAAAGCAATGCAGTACCTGTTTTTAGCAATGAGGAAGCAGAGGACATCAGCCGGATGCGTAGGTAAATATTAACTCAGGAGTTCACTATGAAAAAACTTATTTTGGCTTTATCAATTTTAGCATTGTCAGGATGTTCCAGCAGACAGTTGATTCCTGTGGTGGCGGGCGGAGTTGTGGGTTACGCTCTTGGATCTTCTAATAATACTGTTGTTGTAAGACAGCCTGCACCTGTTGTTGATCGAACTGTTGTCATTACCGAATCATGTGCCCGTTATGCTTCGTATGGTGAAAAAGAATCGTGTATGCGTGGTGTACATCAGCGTCAAGTGGAAGAACAGCGCCGCAGAGAAGACCAAGCATATCGCCAAGGTTTAGGACGATAACCAATGACAGTGACAGATGTATTTGACACCTGGTGTACTGAGTACTCTGTAACGCATGAAGAACTGTTGGCTGAGGGAACGGGCGTTTGGCGAGACCGTTTGATCAACCGAGGGCTTCTGATCATCAAAGGACTGCCTCCAACATTGACTGATGCTGAATTTCATGCAGTGGGCTCTAAGTTTGGACAACTATGGACCAGTGAAGAATATATCAAAGCCAGTGTTGGTGATCCAACACTGAATAAAGACATACAGTCGCCGGTGAGTTACTTTAAAACAAAGAACACTCGCTGGAAAGACAATGACATGAAGTATCATGCAGACATGGCACACATTGGAGCAAAGAGTCTGCCATTCCGTGCATTGTACATGGTACGAAGTGCCAACAATGGCAGTGGTGATACCTATTGGTTAAACGCTGAAGTTGCGTATGAGCAATTTACCGAAGTAGAAAAACAGTACTACAAGAATGTTGACATATACCAACATTTTATGTACAGGCCAGGTACAAATATTACCAAGTTTCCGTTTTTGAAAACAAATCCGTATTCTGGTAAAGTAAGTCCTAGAGTAAACTGCTATGGTCCAGAACATACCTGGATTCACCATGTTGATAGGAATGGCATGAAAGTCGAGAAGATGATGGCCTTTATGGAAAATCTATACCGCTTGTGCGAAAGCAAAAAGGATACATTTTACAAACATCATTGGTCCAATGGCGATATATTAGTTTATGACAATTGGAATGGTGTGCATCGCAGAGATCCAATAACATTTGATCCAGGTGAACCAGATAGATTGCTCAAACGATTGACCTTTAATTGACAAACAAAAACCGCCCCTTTAAGGGGCGGTTTTTTAATACAATTAATACAACTAAGAATTAATATGGATTGTAGTTTGGCAAGTCAATGACTGTGGTAGTTGATGTAATACCATTGGCAGTATTGTATGCGTCACGGGTGGCAATGTTTCCCTGGATAGTTGTGTTTGCTTGCCATTCAGCATAACGCTCTGGGTTAGGGAAAAATAGTGTACGGATTTTGACAAGACCGTTACCGATATTTCTTTCACCAATCACGGTGGCACTTGGCTGAGCTTCAAGCGCGGTTTTGTTTTCAGCAGACAACAGATAGAATGCTGTAGAGGTGTCGACTCGTTTTTGTTTTATAATTACTAATTTGCAGGCCATAATAATGTGGCTCCTTAAATGTTTATGCAAAATCATCTGCATCTTTTATTTAGTAAAACCCTACTTTTTGTCTAAATTAGGGCTAAAAACCCGTAAAAATAGCGGGTTTTTATGTGGTAAAAACACAACAAAAAGTACTGCTTTATTGTTGTAAAAATACAACAAAAATAGGCTCAAAAAAGTCAAAAAACGCCCTGAAAACGGTTGACGAGTGGACCTAAATACGCTATAATAATAACATGAACTGCAAAAACACTCCAACACAACGCAAGCGCCGCACCGATCGCAACCATGCGATATATGAGCTGTTCTGCGAAGTCACTGGCGACAGCTACATTGGTATCACTGTAGTTGATGGCTCTGCATTGAGCTCCGTGCGTGGACGCTTTAACCGTCACCTAAGCCGTGCCAATACAGAAAGCAAGAACTGGAACTTGTGCGAAGCACTTCGTACATATGGTCGTGAAGGCTTTACACCTTACTTGTTAGAAGTTGTGCGTGGTAAGACAGCGGCTCATGCTCGTGAGCGTGAATTGATTGCAGTCATGCAACCAGTGCTAAATTCGTTGTAAAAATACAACACTATTTCGGTTGACAGTAGGCCCAATCCACAGTATAATATACACATAAACAGCAAAAAGGAACTTGAAATGTCATATGTAATCGTTGCTAAAGGTACTGGTTTAATCGTAACAGACGGTCCTAACAAGACCCGTGCTTACAAAACTTTTGGTGCCGCTCGTGCTACCAGGACTCGTCTGTGTAACAAAGCAGGTTGGACAGAAAACCAACTGAACATTGTGGACCGTGCTACATACACGGCACCCAAGATCACTGTGAAGAATTTGATGACTGGCTTGCCAGTGGAAATTGATGCAGACACACCGTGGGCTTGCCGTGTAGACAGCGAAGCATACTGGAGCAATTAACGGTTGACCAAAACGGTTTGATCCAGTATAATACTTACATACTAGCAAAAAGGAACCAAAATGTTTGCATACAAAACCCGTAATCCAGTTGTAGTTGATGCTGTTCAAAAGGTTGCCGTTGATGCACTGGTGGCTGTGGTGGATCAGCTGGGCCAGCGTGATCAAGCTTTTGCTGGTTCGCTGATTGCTGGCTTCAATCGCTTTGGCAAACTCAGCGACAAACAATTGCCCTGGATTGACACTCTGACTCAGCGGGCTACCACTCCCAAGCCTGCTCCAGTTGCCTATGTGACTGTGGACTTTAAGGCCATTCAAGACCTGTTTGATGTGGCCAGCCAGACCATGAAGCGCATCAAGGTCCGCTTGCAGACAGCTGACGGGCAGGCTGTGGTGTTCAATCGTGCAGGCTCAATGAGCAAGTATGCAGGCCAAATCATGATCACAGACGGTCAGCCCTTTGGGCAGAACAAGTTCTTTGGTCGTGTTGATGTCACTGGCGAGTTCTTTGCCACCCGTAGTGCCACGCAGACGGTTTGCGAACTGGTAAAAGAGTTCAGCGAAGATCCTGCACAGACTGCAGGCCGCTATGGCAGGCTCACAGGTGGTTGCAGTTTTTGCAGTCATGGCTTGAAAGACGAGCGTAGCACACAAGTGGGTTATGGTCCTGTGTGTGCAAAACGATTTGGTTTGGTTTGGGGATAAGGAGTAGTTACCATGAAAGATTTTGTAATGCCTGAGAAGGTGGCATTGGACCGTGTGGGCACCGTTGAAATATCCACTATCAAATTGAACTCTGCCGGCCGTGGATGGGAAACCTGCTTGTTTTATGACAATGGCGATAACAATGTTGTGGCCACTTACGACACCGAAGCTGAAGCAGTAAAGAACCACAAATTTCTGGTTGAACATGAACAGGCTCATTTGAATGTGAAAATGCGTCACATCGGCGACTAGTACTAAAATACACAATACCCTGGCCGTTGACAAGGGCATTGTTTTGTGTTATACTGACTACTCTTTATACAAAAGGAGAGACAGTATGCAAGCTAAAAACTTTATAAGCAAATACACAAGTGCAAATAATCGCAAAGCATATGGCAGTTTTTATAATATAAAAGCCACAGAAAAATGGGTGGAGTATATGTTAGACATAACAGATATGAACCGTGTATTAATGAGCCTGCCGTTTAACGATAAAATGCGTATGCTAGACGCATTAGAGGCGGCAGAGCGCAAGCGAGATTATATGTATCGCCATCCAAATTTTAATTTTACAAAAGCCACCCGGTGGTACGAGATGGCAAAAGATTTACCTAAAAAATAATTGACATTACTGCAAAACTGTAGTATACTACAGTCATGCTAAATTTTACTTTCACAGTTGGTAGTCCTTTTCCAGAGTTCTTTAAGAACCTGGGATGTTGGTCTGGTGGACTTGGATCACATTGGGCCTGGGAAGTTGAACACACCTATTACAGTCGAGAATTGATCAGTATTGAATTTAGTTTAAAACAACGACAGGATCATGCAGGCCTAACAGTTTGCCTGGGACTGTTGGGATATGCTGTGAGTGGTAGAATTTACGACACACGGCATTGGGACAATGAAACCAACGATTGGAGAGTGTGATGGCAGGCTGGAACACAATTGAACGCATTCGTAGGCTCGAAGCAAAAGTGGCCAAAATTGGTTTTAAATTCAATAAATCAAAGCACAGTGATTTCACTGATGACCATGGCGCACTAAGCCTTGTGCCCATAGACAGCATGGCCCTGCCGATCTACTGTAGAGATGCTGAACTGTTTGTGGGCAGTATTGAACGACTAGAAGATTGGCTTGCTGGTGTGCAGTGGGCTAGAGATTATGATCGTATGCTAAAGTTAAGCGATGATGTTAAACGAGCCAAAAAAGAAGATGATGTTCGTGCCCGTGCAATGCTTAAAATATTGGCAGGCGAAAAGAATGAAAAGAGTGACAATTGACGCCTAAATCAGGTGATTTTTAATTGACGGCATAATTACATTATTGATTAAAGGAAGTACAATGGCAGATATTATTGATGACGCACAAGAAGCAATGGAAGCCGCGGAAGAACTCCGCAGGGCTTTGGCCAAGGAATTCGTTCCGATTCGCACGGGCTTTTGCCTAGAGTGCGAAGAACCAACAAAGTTTACATTTTGTTGCGTGGACTGTCGCGACCAACATGAGCTTCGCGAAAAGATGAAGGCCATCAACGGGCAGGGTTAACCGCCTTGCTTGTAGGTCACTTTCCAACCAGTTGTGGTTTTAATGTAGCCGGTTTTAACAGGAACCCAATCAGTATTATTTTGTTTGACAAATATACTTTTGACTTCTTGCCAGTTGCCTGATGGTTCCTTGGAAAATGTTTTGCTGACATTTGTAATGTTTGCACTGGACTTTAAATAGGCAACGCCAGCAGTAGATCCAAATAAAGATCTGTCAGAGTAGTCTGCGCTACCACCTCTGTTGATGACAGCGGTATTGGCTGAACTCACAATCCACTCTTTGACCTGGGCTGGTGTGGCAGTAGGATTGGTCTGCAAATACAATGCACACATGCCAGCAATCTGCGGACTGGCCTGGCTTGTTCCAGTCATTTTAGATACTTTATAGGATGTATTTTTTGGATACGCAGGGTTAGCAGTTACACGACTACTGCCAGCACTGACAATATGTGTTCCAGCGGCAAATACATCAACATCTGGACCAGCACAAGAACTACTATTCTTTTGTTCTATTGTTTTGGTTGTGTTAAAGAAAACTTCACTTAAATTTCCAACACTAATAGATTTAGCAGACTTTGGACTGCATCCTCTGTTGTAATAATACTTGGTGCTGTCTCCACCTATCTGCATGTAGTTGTCATAATCTGCGCCACCGGATCTATCATTTTTGGTTCCAAAATTTCCAGCACAATGACAAACAATTATTCCATGGTCTACAAGATTTTGTATTCCATAATCGTCAATTTGCCTTTCAAATGCCATACCCCTGTCAATTCTAAGTCCTGTTTCATTGATAATTCTACTATTGATGTTTGCATCAGCCATGGCGTAACCAGTGCCTAGATAGTTGACCGGAGTTCCTCTATAAACAATATTGGTTAGTTTATTTGCAACAATCCGATTTTTCATTTCTGTTGCGCTCTGAATAAAGTATCCCCAGCTCATATTAACCACTGTTGGCCTGCCATTTGTTTTGGCTTGATGCCAACGAAGTATTCCTTCAAAGTGGTCAAAAGGACCGGAAGGATTGGCACTTGCCCAAGTACCAGGTGCGTACAATGAATAGATGTCAGAATTTTTTGCCCAGCCGTAATTCTTTCCTGCGGCAATGCCTGCTACATTGGTGCCATGGCCGTTGTTATCAACATAGCCGCCCTTGTATTGCAAAGGTGCATATACGGTGCCCCACTCAATTTGTCGAACACGACTAACACCATTGGCATCTGTAAATTCTGGATGGTCAACTTGTATACCAGAATCTGATATTAGTACATCTACTCCTGTGCCATCCAATGTGTATTGATATTGTGCAGTTGAATTATTTGTTGTGTCAATATTGCTGTGTCTAGTCAGTCCCCAATTTACCTTACTTGCCCAGGGAGAATCTCCACTTCTAGAGAAATTACCGTCTTGTACGGACATTGGCCCAATGCTAACATTAGGATTGTGTTCGACTGGGATATCTACTTCTGCAACTCTAGCATCGTTTCTTAGCGCATTGGCTTCTTCATCTGAGAGTTCATATTCACATAGTCTAGGAAATAATTCTCGACTGTTGATGATGGTGGCTGGTCGTTTGGGAATGTACGGTGATGCAGATACGCCAGTGGCCATTTCGTTCCAGAACTGATCTAAGTCAACACCATCGTTGACCAATACAATATAGTGTCGTGTAGTCATGATTAACTGATCTGATACCAGACATCGCCAACTGACCCGTCGGCTGAAGTTGGTGCTCTGTTTTGTACTAAAATAGGGCGGCCAGGACCCCTTGCGCCTTGAACGCCTGCTACGCCTGCAGGTCCAACAGCACCAGCGGGGCCAGTGGCACCAGCGGGTCCTGTGATTGATGCGCCGTTTGTGCCATTTTGGCCATTTTGACCAGCTGGTCCTTGTACGCCGTTGAAACCACGATCGCCTTTTGCTCCAGCGGGTCCTACAGGTCCAGCGGGTCCAGCAATGCTGGATAATACCTGTGTGATCACTATGCCAGTTCTGCCATCAGTTCCGTTGGAAACAACTTGATATGGAGTAGTGTTCCAGCCTTTTAATTTCATTACTAGGCCACCCGGGCCTGGATTGGTTACAATCACACGGCCAGTGGCTGTGTTTTTAGAAGTTTCGCTGTGCCCAGAGATTTCTGAGTTTGGCACTAAGTTACCGAAAGAGTCAAATAATGCCGCAGTTCCACCGCCTGCGTTCATTGTGATAAAATATTGTATATCCCAAGTTCCTTTGCTGATTGAACTTGATAAAATCTCTGTAGAATTGGTGGCGTTTGTTCCTGTGACAGCTATTGTGGTGTTTGCTAACCAGTTTGAAAAAGCAGGCATAAATTTACTCCTAAGTAATTAACATACTTATCGGAAAGGTGTGCTTATTAACATTTAACTAAATATCAAATGAATTTCGTAAAAGACAATATCGAGTATCACCGCGACTTGAATCCTGCGGTTTGGAACGGGGTCGACATGGCACCTGAAGTGCATCTTGCACTCTTAAAAATTGCCAAGGTGTTTGTTGATTACTTAGAATTACCTGGCTTCCAGCTACAAGACATTGTGTTGACCGGTAGCAATGCCAACTACAATTACACCAAGTACAGCGACTTTGACATACACATTGTGAGTCGTTACAGCGACCTGGATGCAGACAACATTGTTGAAGCATTCTATCAAGCAAAGAAGAGAATTTGGAACGATGCCCACGACATTACGGTGCGAGGCTACGATACAGAATTGTATGTAGAAGATACCAAAAAGCCTCCAGTTTCTGGGGGAGTTTACAGTTTGTTAAATGGCGAATGGATTAAACGGCCCAAGCATGTGCCGCCTGACATTGACGACTCTGCGGTGAATTCCAAAGTCAGAGATCTAATTCATCAAGTTACAGATGCGATAAGTAGCAAAGACGCTGTACATATGAAGCGTATTATTGATAAAATCAGTAATATGAGAAAATCAGGGCTGGCCCGAGCAGGTGAGTACGGCACAGAAAATTTGGCATTTAAAATTCTGCGTAATATTGGTTACATTGAAAAGATTCACAAGGCCTATATTGCACAACAAGATCAACAACTGAGTCTAGAGGGACTGCGATGAAAATATTTGAAGTAGCAGGTGTAGGTAAACTACACGGTCTGACCGTGATGAGTCTGGACTTGTTTGTCAACAAAGACGACAAAGAAGTAGAAGAGTCTGCCGTTAAAACCGTACACCGCATTGGACTCACAGTTACAGATCCCAACCATCCAATGGTTTCGAAGCGTGGCGAAACATATCAAAAAAGTGTGCGTGTCACTGGTGAAGATAGAGAAAAAGCAATCAACAGTGCCATTGCACACTATCGCCGCAAGGGTTACCAAGTACATGACCATCACTATATAGGTACTGTAGAAGATTCATTGAAAGAGTTTGCGCCTGGTGCTGGTGGAGATGACAATGATGGCGAGGATCCATACCGGTATCCCAAGCCTGAGCATTTTAGTCGTAGCGTAGATTTCTTTGGTCAATTTGAAGCAGGGCACTTTGATCAAGAAGACATGAATGATGCCACTGGTGAGTTCAAAGGCTATTGGAGCAAGACACAAATTGCCTATTTCAAATTTGATAATCCAGCAAACACTGGCGGCGATGATCCTGGTATGGGCTGGTACTATGAGCCCAACACAGCTGGCAACAATAGCAATGACAACGCCGCACCTGCGGTTGACACGTCTGCACAACGCAAGCAACAAGAATTGGGCATGATTCGTGCATTTTTAAAATCCGGCCAAAAAGCCAAGCCAGGCAGTCAAATTTATAGCGTACTGAAAAGACATGGCATGGTAGAAAGCGGAGGCGAGCCTGATATTCAACCTGGTATGAAAACTCGTTACGGAACTGTGGTCTCTGTCAAGGGGAACGATGTCGTAATCAAAGCATCAAACGGTGACGAAACAGTTGTGAATATTCACAATATAGATCGAGCTGTGGCGGAAGGATCGTATACAGAAACTAACTATGATGGCAACTTATTAGTGTCATTGATACAGAATTATACTCCACAAAGTTATGCTGGCGATCAAATCAAACAAGATCTCAGTGACCCTGCCTCATTACCCTTTCACCTGGCCGATGTAGTTGGCTTGATAGATGAAATATTTTATGAATCTTTGGAAAATGGCAGCGAAGGTGTTGTTCTCCCTGATGAGAAACAAGACTTGAGATTTTTCTATCAGGCGGCTAAGAAATCTCAAAAGCAAGGCATGGCGGAAGGTGGCGAGAAATACAAAGTGAAAAGTATTGGGCACGATGCCAAAGGTGATTACTATATCAGCCCAAGCACAGGCAAGAAAGTTTATAAGTCTGGCGTAGAGCGTGGCGATCATGAAAATCCCAATACCGGTGAAATTAAAAAGAATATAGCGGAAGCGCCAGGCGACTTTGGCTTAGGTGCCAATTATCGTGCAGTTCCAGATGATGAAATGCAAGCACTGATGGGCCGTAGTAAAAACAAAGAAAAGACCAAGCGTGACAAGTATGACTACCCTTACATTCACGGTAGCAACATTGAAGTCAAAGACGAAGCAGGCAAAACATTTGACAGTGAAGCATTGAAGAAATCTATTATGGTTCGTCCTGCCAGCATCCTGGGACAGAACGCCAAGATGCAACATAGTGAAACAGGCGAAGAAGCCATCTTTGACATTGGCTTGCCTGCACTGAAAGGTCTGGCTGTGAATGAAAAGACTGGCGAGTTTGTTGTGGTAGACACTTGCCCAGGTGCCGGCGAATGTAAAACATTCTGCTATGCAATGAAAGGTAGCTATGTGATGTTTAAGGCAGTCAGCCTGGGCTTGGCTCGCATGCTGAACTTCTTATTGAATGATCCCGAAGGCTTTGCCAACAAACTGAACGCAGAGATCACAGCGGCCAAAGCCAAGATGGCCAAGAAGAATGCCAAGGTTGTGGTGCGTTGGCATGATGCAGGTGACTTCTTCAGTCCCGAATACTTGGACATGGCCTATGGAGTGGCCAATGCCAACCCAGATGTGGGCTTCTATGCCTATACTAAGATGGGTGATGTTGCCACAGGTGCTAGACCAAAGAATTTTAAAATGAACTTCTCGGGTGGTGCATTGAGCAGTCAAGAAAAGAAAATTGACTTCAAGCGTGTCAAGCACAGCAAGGTAGTGCCCAAAGACATGTTCTTTGACCTGATCGCCCGTGATGGTAATAATTTAAAGAAAGATGCCAAAGGTCGTATGCAGTTTGCAAGCCCTGCAAATCTTGAACAATTTAAATCTACAATGGCACAGAAATACGCCATTGACCGAGATAGCATACTGACATACGATGAAATGATGAAAACTCCTGTCGGCGACACACCAAAATGGAATACCATTGTAATGCCAGGTGATGGTGATAACAGCGCCAACCGCAACGATGTAATCGGTAGCTACTTGTTGTTCCACTAAATGAAAATACGCGACTTAATTAACGAAGTTCCAATGGCAGATTATGTGCCATTAGGTGACTTTGACAAGCCTGGGCCATTTCGTGGCGCAGATAAAAAGCTGATTCCGCATCCAGTAAATCGTTTAAAAGCAGAGAAGTTCTTTGCCAATACTCCCTACGATATCAGACTGTTTTTCAGCAACATTTCAGGCACAGGGCGATACAGCGAATACGGTCCAATGAACCCGGAAACAGTTAAAATCATCTTTGGAGATGACGGTGAACAAATTGTCGCCGGCCATGAAAATGCCATTACCATAGTGTATGTGGGCAACAAAGGCGACGCAAAGAAAATGCTGACACCTTGGCTTATGGCCCATAGGTTTGGACATGCTGTGCAAGCAGGAACCAGATCAAAGGGCTTGGGCAGTAAAGATCTCAATCATCCATGGAGTCAAGGCGAAGAGCATTTCTTTGGGCAAGTTAATTCCATGCTGGAAGAATATTATGGCAAGAGTGGTGAGCGTGGTGGCAAAATAAAATATGAGTTGACACCTGAATACAATGCCTTGTTCAATGCCATAGGCACACAAAAAAGTAGTCGCAGTAATCAGATTCGCAGACCGTATGAATTCTTATACGAGATATTTGCACAATACTTGGGTACAGGCCATGTGACTTTTAATCCCTTGCCCAGTAATTTGGGCTATGGTCGTCAAGCCTGGGGCTCACCTTCCAAGTATTTGAATTTAAAACCTGAGGCCAGAGATGATGCCAACAGGAAATATGCAACTGAAATGCTGGCCGGAGATATGGAACTTATGTTTAACGATGTAATGTCCAATCTTGAAGGCAAGATATTGGTAATGTAATTATGACTAAACCAATGAACGAAGTCAAAATTGATAATGTAAAGGGTGCAGGTTCAGTTCCTTACAATCAGGAAGTAGATTACTTTGGCCTGCGTGTCACAATGAAGCCCAGCACTTTCTTGTCCTTGGCCGCACCACTCAATGAAAAAGACAACAGCGAAATGGAAGAATACATTCGCTCAGGTGGAGCCATTGGTGCTCCATTTTTAGACATTGCCATTCCCAAAGAATGGGACGATGGTGACTTTACCGCAGTGGCCAAGATACAAGGGCATGAGGGTCGTCATCGTATGCGAGCCATAATGGCTGTCGAAGGTGATAACCCAATTGAAGTACACCTGTTTCCCAAATACTATCGTGCTAGAGACCTAACTCCAGAATTTGTAAAACATATCAATGCTGGGCTGTATGCAGAAAAGTCCAGCAGAATGGTTCGTGGCCCATTGTTCAATGCTGGCGTAGTGGCAGAATCTGACACAATTAAATTAACACCACCTGATACCAAAGTTACAGATTTCATCAACGCAGTATATACAAAATATCCGCAGACTTTTCAAAACAATCATGTCATGCCCTTGGGCGGAACAGGTGACGATCAACAGTTTGCCATGTTTGAGCTGACGCCAAGTTTTAGTCGACGAGGCGCAGTAGAAGTCAAATGGATTCAAGCTTATCCATTGCGACAAGGTGTTGGCGGTCGTGCCATGCAAGAACTGCAGGCCTTGGCCAAAGATGCAGGCATCGCGCTGACATTGTTTCCATGGGACAAAGGGGTAGTCAGCCAGGCCAAGCTGACCAAGTTCTACAAGGGACAAGGATTTAAACCCACAGTGAAAGGTGCTAAAAATATGGCCTGGACTCCTGAAAGTCTTGACGAAGCCTTTGACCAACCTTATGCCATGACATGGGAAAAGAGCGAAGCTGATGATTCTATGGATGCTCTAGCTCGCTTACCAGATGGCTCTAATCTAAGCATCATGTTCAACATGGAGTATGATGAAGAAGGCGAAGAAGTCATACAAGTAGAGTTCCATAGAAACAACAGCCAAGAAGTCACAGGCGACGGAGATGCTCAACGAGTATTTGCCACAGTATTGGCCGCCATTCAGCAATACATTAAAGTACACAATCCAAAACGATTGACATTCTCGGCCAGCAAAGAAGTAGAGCCTGACCAAAACAGTGAAAGTCGTGCCAAGTTATATGATAGACTGGTGATTCGTTATGCTCGTACTTGGGGCTATAGGCCTCTCCGTGCAGACACAGGTAGCATAGTTAGATATGAATTAAGCAGAATAAAACCGGGTGTGGTGGAAGGCTTGACAGAAGCTAGAAATAGTTTATTTGCCTTTGTAAAGCAACATTTTCCAAGTTGGCCTGATTATGTGTTGAAAGACTTCTTGTATGCACAAGCCAAGGGCATCCGTGATCAAGCCGAGTTGGATGATTTTCTAAAAAGAAATAAACAAGACTTTGGTAATTGTAAATGGACGCTGACTAAACTGCCCATAACATTTGATATCTTTACACCAAAGACTCAGCGTATGCTTGCCAGTCGAGAAGGCGGTAGTTCTAATCCTTTTCAAGTGCCGCGTGATGCCGAAAGACACGCACAGCAATCACAAATGATTCAGCAAAAGGGCGTGAGTGCAGAACCAATTATTGTTGCTAAATTATCAAACGGTTATGATTTGATTGAAGGTTGGCACAGAACTATTCAGCATCTAAAAACATTTCCTGAAGGATACACAGGCCCGGCCTGGATCTGCACTGGTGCCACATACACAAGTGAAAGCGTAGAACAAGGTGTAGCGGAAGGCTTGGATGAAGCAGTAGGAACAGACACAGAACGAGAAGTCGCTCAGGCCATATACATGGAAGGGCGATGTGGCGTATTGGCCATTGCTATCAATCAGGCCAATCCAGAAAGATACAAGTTAGGCTACATATACGAATACAATGTTCCCGGCACGGAGGATATGTATTTGGATCCTGATGATTTTGACGCACTTGATCCTGAAGAACAACAACAGATAAAACTTGAGACTCAATCATGGGCGTTGGTTCATGCCTATGTGGTTGATCAGCAAACTAAAGAATACATAGATGCCAGAGGCAGGCATAGTAAGGTGCCTGACTTGAACTATGAATTGAATCTTACTCGTAAAAATGTGTTTCCGGCCACTAGCAGAGACATTGTGAATATTACTGCTGATATGAATTGGAATGACGCTACTGAAGAGTGGGATATAGTCAAAGGATTAGCGGCCTGGAATCAGCTTGGCCTTGATCGAGACATTCCCAAGGCACTTGATTATGCTGTAAAATATTTGAATATAGATCTAAGTAAAGGATCACAATCGACACCAAAAAAGTCCGTCTGGATGAATCCAGGAGATCCGTTGCCACCTAGTAGTTCAACTGGCACTTGGGTCATTCTAGGGCCTTATAAAAATGTTTTATACAGATTTTCCGCTTCCACTGAACAACGAGCCAGTGCTATAAAAGATCAGTGGTGCAAAGAAAATAACATAGATCCTGATTCTAATCGTTTTTGTAGATTGAAGTATGATGGTAATGTTCGCCTGGGTCAGCCCATCAATAAGCAAGGTGTGGCAGAAGGCAAGGTTAAACTATACACAGACCCTGGCTATTTTGGGGCAGAAGTAGATGACGCAGGGTTCGATAGCCTACCAGTAGTCAACATATCTGCTGATAGGTTAGTGGGATTTGAACCAGATTCTAAAATGAATCAACCTAAGAGCCAAGCCAATGTTAAAAAAATTGTTGCTGGCTTAAAGAAGGGTGACAAACTTCCCCCGTTGTTGGTTCGCAAATATAAAAATGGATATCAAGTATTAGATGGGCATCATAGATTCTGGGCATATAAATTGTTGGGTACAACAAGTATTCCTGTGCGAATAGTAGCAGACAAGGACATAGAAGAAATCAAGAAACAAGGTGTGGCCGAAGCAGAAACAGGCACAGCACATGCAGACCAAATTGAAAAAGAATTTACAGCATTGGGTTACAAACTGATAGGCTCGGGTGCTGATTCAACTGTGTGGGCCAAAAACAAAGGCCATATTATTAAAATATTAATGCCAGAGGCAGGTGGCCAAGCTGAGCAAGTGTTTACCAAGTTTTATGAATTCTGCCTGGCACATCAGGACTTGGAATGCTTGCCAGTGATCAATGAACATAATAAAATTAGTGTACTAGATCGAGAGTACACACAAATTGATATGGAACGATTGAGTCATATCAAGAAAAATTCATTCAATGAAGGTGTGGTCTGGTTCTTTAGTGACTTTGTAGCAGGCGGCGAATCCTGGGGCGCAGTTGATCATGCACTAGGGTTGTCTGATACCTGGACCGAATACAATCCAAGACAGGCCGCCAACCTGGCCAAGTACTGGCAAGACATGACATTTACAGATGATAATTCCAAGTACAAAGAGCTTCATACATTGTATGGCGTTATGCAGATACTGTACAAGGCAGGTAGGATAAACAAGTTTGGCTGGGACCTGCATACAGATAATGTAATGCAAAGAAAGAATGGTCAATTGGTCATCATTGACCCTTGGTTTGCGGACTCTGCACTGACTGAATCAGTGCAGTTGCCAGAAGCCAGAACTAATCCAGAACAAAATACACGGCCAGCGTCAGGCATGAAAGAGTTGCAGGCTGTTGCTAAAACCTTAGGCGATATAAAGAATTGGGCTATCAGTATGACAGCAGAGCCCAAGTTGGGCATCAACCCGCAGGTGGGTATCAGCGAAGACACACCCAAAGGCATTTACTTCTATCCGTTAGACTATGCATTGGGTTTGATTCAGCGCAGACAACCATTGCCATGGGGCAATAACTTGCCTTATATTCAGTTGTTTCAATATGACCGTTCAGGTGAAATGACAAAGGAAACGCAAGTTGATAGTGACAAACTAAAACAAGCATTAAGACTATACTGTTCTGAAGAAGTAATACAATCTGCAATTGACGAACCCGAATACGATGGCACCCCTTACTGGTTCATTTACGATTGTCTTAGCAGATTAGGCAAGAGTGATGAAACCAATATTGTTCGCTGGAACAAGGTGCTTAGAGACTTGGGCTTTACCAGTGTATATGACGATGGACACGGTTGGATTGCCTACAATGAACCAACACAAGGTGTAGTACTAGATCCTAGAGTTATCAAACAACTCCGGACTATCGATAACAAAAAAGAATCAGGAGTAATTACACCTGCCTTGATTGAACAAACCCTGTTTGATAACTTGGATGTAGAGTTGGCCGGCAGTAGAGCATGGCAAGCATGGGATCCAGATGGCAGTAAACTTAGACAGCATTGTAAAGAATGGGCCAAGAGCGCTGATTTTAAACCATGGCTTGGTAAAGATGCTTCAGCCGTATGGGATGAAACTCAAAAGCTAGTGGGCCTAATAGGTTACTATAGAAGAACAGTTGGCAGAGAAATAAACAATCAAGCCTGGGAATGGTATCGAGCGCAACAGGCGCAAAAGACTGAATCGATTGCAGAAGGTGGCTGGGCCAGTGCCGCTACACAAGACACAGTGATTACTCCTGCAATCATTGTAGAAGTTGTTGCTGGGCTTGACGAGTTTGCCAAAGAATACAATACATGGCAAGCACAAAGTGAATTGGGCTTGGAAATTAGGATGGGCAAGCCCAAAGGTTCAGGCACATACTATGAACGAGATTTAAAACAAGATCCTACTCGTGAGTATGGCGACATTGACATTGAATGTTTTATACACAGTCGCCCAGGTGCCAGTTCTGCACAACTCATCACACAGTACAAGAATGCCATCGCAGAATTCACAAGACACAACAGAGACTTTGCATCTGACAATGGTACAAACATCATCATGACTACCAGTGCTGGACCTGCGCAGGTTGATTTGATTTATACTTTCAATGAACATGCAGATTGGAGTCGTGCGCTGAGTCCAGAATATCGTGTCAAGGGTGTTATCAGTACCAGTCTAACCAGTGCTCTGGCAGAAGTGCTGAACTTTTCCTTTAGTTCACAAGGTGTGCAGGTAAAAACTCGAGCAGGGCGCCCGGTCAGCTTCCGTCAAAGCAAAGACACAGAACTAACAACTGTGACAACCAATCCAGATTCTTGGGCTCGTGACATGTTTCAGTACTATTATACTTTAGCAAATGGTCAACCATATGCAGATCGTTTGTTAGATTTAGATCAACATCCTGGACTTAAAGATGAACAGCGTTTGGCAGATATTGTACATTCTATTCGCAGTCTGGCCACGGAATTAGAAAGAAACAATTTGTTGGGCAATGGCGCATTAGACCATGTGGCTGATGCACAAACATTATTAACCCAGGTTTCTAAAATTTATGCACAAAAGCTTGAAGCTGTAATCAGTTCCAGCAAGTTTGACAAAGCGGCCACACCAGCGGCCGAAGAAAAAGCCAAAAAGACCAAGCTGATGCTGGCCAAATACCGCAACGAAGTTACTAAACTATTGTTGAATTGACTAACCATAAAATTTAATTAACACTAAATATATGGCAATAGTTTGGAACGAAACCAAACCAGAAAATATAGGAAGAAAAATGTTATCATTTATTAAAAATCTTTTTGGAGCCAAGCCAGCAACTCAACTTGAAGTAGAAGTTAACGCTGTAGCGCCATATAAAGTGCCAGAACCACCAGCCACCACGCCAATTCCATTGGTTGTAGAAGCCCCGGTAGTTTTGCCAGTGGCAGGTTTAATGTTGACTGTTGAAGGTGCTGGCGAAGTACCAGTTGTAAAAGCTAAAAAGCCAGCGGCACCAAAAAAGCCAGCAGTGGCAAAAAAGCCTCGCACACCCAAGGCCAAGTAAGCCGTGTTATTAGACGATCTTGGTCCACGAATCCGTGTAACAGAAGTGTTACAAAAGGTTGACGGCCGTTGGGCATTGGTTAGCAAGTACGACCCTAAAAAAGTTTTGCAATACTATACCAACGAACGCTGGACCAAGAAAGTTCAAGGTGTAATCAATGAAGGTGGCAATGCCTTCAAAGATCCTGCTACAAAAGAACATTTAACAAAGCAAGATGCAAGTACAGAAGAAGTACATGCCACAGTGAAAGCATTGGAAAAGCGCATTGGCATTCCATTGTTTAAGAATTTAACCGGTAGTGCAATTTACGCAGGCAAAACTACAGGTGACGGTGATGTCAACTTAGATCCTGCCGACTTCATTGACTTAGATCCTGCCGAAGATCCAAAGACCAGCCAAAATCGCTTTCGTGAATGGCTAACAGGTCAGTTGTTGAAAGCAGGATTCAAAGAACACGAAGACTTTAAAAAAGGTGGTGACGGCTTGACTGTCAAAGCACCTATTCCAACGCCAGGTACAAATGAGTTTTTACAAGTTGACTTGGACATTGGAGAACCTGGACAAGGCGAATTTAGTCGCTGGTCTCGTCGTGGAGAACCTGGTCAAGGCAAAGGAGCATTTAGACACATTTTAATGAGTGGCATTGCTCGTGCTGTCAATCCCAATTGGAAGTGGAGTTTCAAAGCTGGTCTGTTTGATGAAGAATCCAGCAAGACTCTAAGCAGGAGTCCAGATGAGATTGCAAAGTATCTATTTGGAAAAACTGCCAAGGCCACAGACCTGGACAATATTCAAACAATATTGGCAAAATTAAAACAAACCAGAGCTGACATTTATCAAGCCGTTGTAGACAAGGCCAATGACGGCATTGCCAATATGAAATATGATTATAGGCTAGGTCAATAAATGTTATTCCGAGAAATATTCATTGCTGAAGCAGGCCTAAGTCCAGCAGAATTGAAGAAATATGATTTCAAGTATTTGAAAGTTCTTCGCGACCTTGGCAATAGTAAAACTCCGCTGGAAGTTGTTCCGGACAAGAGATCACAGTATGGTGCCACTGTCACACTCACCCCCAAGAGTGTCGAGTTTTTAAATAAGTTCTTTGATGGTTCAGATACTTCACCCTTGGCCAACATTGCGCCATCAAGTATTGAAGTATATGTGACAACTGACGGCAAACAAGAAGCACAAGTTATTCAAACCAGTTCGTTGTTTAAAAGTGGTGTGTTCAAAGGTACAGAAAATCAAACTGAAGGTGGCAAAGATTACAATGCTGGTCACCTGACAGAACTATTCATGGGCTTGGCAGTCAGTGCCAAGTTCTTTGCCGCTGGTGCTGTAATTACCAAACAACAGGTGTTGGACATATTTGGACATATGGACACTCACAATCACAGTAAGACCATTGAATTTACCACAACAAGAACTATTGTTTATCCAGAACGAAACAACAAAAGCGATTCATTGTACTTCTCTGCTAAAATTCCCACAGGCAGTGCTGAATCATTTATTAGACAATACAATTCAAGAAAGCGCGGTGATGACTTGGAAGCATTGCTGTCCAGTGCAGTACTGTATTGTAATCAATCTGATTCGGTTAAAACTGCATGTGAACGAGTATATCAAGACAAGAACAACAACAGGATTGATATTGCCAGTGATGGTACAGGTGAGGCAACATCTACCAAAGCAGACTTGACCTTAAAAGTTGACGGTGCAAAAATTAACTTGTTAAGTTTAAAAACTTACAGTACCAAGACACTTGGTCAGATGAGTGGGTTGAAGTTTTCAACCCTACAAACTTTCTTTGATACTGCATTTGGTTTCAACATTAGCCCATACAGCAATAAGTTTGATGAGTCGTTGCCCAAAGAGCAACTGGTCAAGAACCTATTGAATCTATATGATACTGTAATTTTTCCAAGTGTGCAAGAAACTGTTGAACTTCAGAAGCCCAGCGTGGAGTCTGAAATTGTTAACAAATTGGCTCGGGCCGCCTTGCTGTTTGCCCGTGGCGAAAAAATGGAAGATGTTGAAGTGGTCAAACTCAACGATAAGCTTGCAGACGGCGACTATAAAATTTTAAAGTTCAGTGACAACTTGCCAGAAGCTATGAAACACTACGATCTAGTGGCCAAGAAAGTGGGCACAGGTGAAAACGGGCGCACCATCCAAATTTGGGTCAAGCCTGCACCAGGCGAACGAGTCATAAGAAACAGTCACATGTTGTGTCAATTCCGTAGCCAATTGCAAGGCGGCTACATGCGAAACAACTTTGAAACAGGTGCCATATTAGAAGCATTGACAGAGGTTGGTAAAGTCGATGTCAACAAGCCCGCAAACCGTCAGAGTTCAATGAGCACTAACGCAGACCTAAGAAGTTTAAAATAATTACGCATTATAGTTGTAGTTTTAATTAACTACAACTATATTAAATAATAGGACTGGCATTTTCGCTGGTTATTAGGCGTACATGAATAAACTGTTGTTTCTTTTTCTATCTATCACTGTTTCCGTTCAGGCAGCGGAACTCCAACATTCATTTAATAGCCCAGCATTCAGTGGTGTAGGCTATTCTTCTCATGTGTTGACAATTAAACAACTGGAAGATCAACAAAAAGAAAAGAATAAAAATCTAGTTGATGCGCTGAAACAACGAGCAGAAGCAGACGCATTGAATACGCCAACTGCCAGATTTGTTGCCAACTTGGAAAGTAGAATTTATAGTCAGTTGGCCAAACAATTAACTGACAGCCTGTTTGGAGAAGGTGCCACCTGCACCACCAAAGGCGTCATATGCGGTACCATTCCTGAAATAGGTGGCAATACAATTACTTGGAAGCTGGGTGATGGCAGTGATACTGGCTATATTATTATTACCATTGTTAACATTGCTAACCCTTCTCAAACAACAATAATGAAAGTACCCAGCGGGACATTTGCATTCTAATGACAGCACTTCGACTAATTCCCCTTATCGTGATTATTGCAATTTTGCAAGGTTGCGCCACAGGTAGTGCAATCCGAGAAAAACTAACTGGCAATCAATTTGATGAACCCACTGTTGAAACCAGTAAATTCTTAAAGAAGAAAGAAAATATATTATTGCCACCCATTGGTGGTCCAATTCCTGTGGCAGTCTACAGTTTTAGTGACAAGACTGGTCAACGCAAAAGTGTCACAGGCATTGCCAGTTTAAGTAGTGCTGTAACACAAGGTGCAGAAAGTTATCTAATTAAAGCACTACAAGATGCTGGTGATGGCAGATGGTTTATTCCAATTGAACGAGTTGGCATTGATAACCTAATCAAAGAACGGCAGATGATTCGTCAGGCCAGAGAACTGTATCAAGGTAAGGATGCACAGCCATTGCCGCCAATGGTGTTTGCTGGTATTATTATGGAAGGCGGCATTATTGGATATGATTCAAATACATTGACTGGTGGTAGTGGTATGCGTGTATTTGGCATTGGTGCAACCACACAGTATCAAAGCGATACTGTTACTGTAAATTTAAGAACTGTCAGTGTCAGTACCGGTGAAATTTTAACCAGTGTCACTGTGACCAAAACTGTGTTGAGTTATATGGACAAATTGACGCTATTAAGATTTATCAATGACCCAACAATCGTAGATCCCTTGCTGGCCGCCAATGCATTGTCAATTGAAGGCGAGTTTGGTGGCAGTATCAATGAAAGTATTAACAGAGCAATTGATGTAGTTGTACAAGCGGCAGTGATTGGAACCATACACGATGGTGCCCGTAAAGGACACTGGGGTTTTAAACAAGAAAAGAAAGAAGTATCAATGCCTCCTTTGCCAGCGCATGTTGAAAAACCAGTTGCTGTTCCCAAGCCTGACAATACAACCGGTATAGTTCCGCCCAAACCTGTTGCAGTTACAGCAACAGAAGCACCAAAGGAGAAGAAAGATGTCGTGGTTCAAACACAAACCCTCGAGACACCCGCCAGCGTTGACCCTGCCAACACTACTAGCACACCCGCGCCGGTCAAGTCCGGCAACGGAAGCGGCCCTTGAGGAAACAAAGAACAAGGTAAGAGCACCGTCAACCCAAGAGAAAACGGAAGCTAAGACCAAGAAGAGTAGGTAGTGGTGTAAAATTATTAACATGTAAAATTATTAACATGTTATATTATTAACAGCGGCATTTAACTATTGCAATGTAACGCTTAAATAGATAGCGTAAATTATGGAGTAATGACTCCAAGGAGACACATTATGACAAATTATAGAGTTTTGTCAATGAGTATTGCAATACTGCTTGTATTAGTAGCTGTTCCTACGAGCTTTGCACAGACCGCATCAACGGGCCCAAACAAGGTTTATATTGAACAGATTGGTAATACCAACACCATTACAATTCAGCAGGTGGGTGGTAGCAATGATGTTGGCGGCACAACAAGTGCAACTCCTGGCAGTACAAACTACGGAACAATCACTGGTAGTGCCAACACACTAGCAATAACACAAACTGGAGATACCAACCTTAACCAGTATAACATCAGAGGCAGTACCAACATCTATAGCAGTACAATTACTGGCAATACCAATTCATCCAAATTGGTAGTTGGCGACACTACTACACCGGCATTGCGTAACACTTTAACCGAAACAGTACTTGGAAATACCAATATATTAGACACCACAGTTGTTGCCAGCGATGTTGTAAGCACCATTGCTATTGCAGGTAACACCAACGAAGTTACATCAATATTACGAAGCAGTAGAGGCGTAAGTGACATTGATATTGCTGGTAATAATAATAAACTTGAAATTGACCAACTTGATGCCGCTGGCGCAACTGGCCATTTATTAAAACAAGTGATCACTGGTAATTACAACTCTATTACTACACAACAGCAAGGTACAAACGATACCACTGTTGATTTGAAAACAACTGGCGACCAAAATACTATTACAATTAGAACTAGTAGTACTGCCATCGCCGCACCTAAAACTGCCGTAGCAAGGTAACAGCATGTTTGCAAAGGCAATTTTATGCTTTGCTATTTTAAGTTCTACGGCCCACGCAGGACCAACGATTGGTACGGTCAGCGAAAACAAAGGATTGGCCTGCGAAATTCTGCGGGGTAAAAACAAACTTACCGGAGTCAAAGGCGCAACGGTAGAGTCAATGGACACATACACCACTGGCGCATGCAGTAGCAATATTGTATTCCGAGACGATACCAAGGTTAAGATAACTGAAAATTCAAAATTGGTAATTGACGATTTTGTGTTTGATCCAAAAAATTCTGATGCAGGCAAGTTAAGCATCAAGGCCGCAATGGGTACCATTCGCTATGCCAGCGGGCAAATTGCCAAAGCAAACCCCCAACAAGTTGCTGTACAAACTCCCACTGCCAACATTGCTGTTCGCGGAACAGACTTTACAATGACCGTGGATGAAACTGGACAAAGTCTGATTGTATTGGTTCCAAGTTGCAAAGATGAAAAAGATATCAAACAGTTTGAACTGGCTGAAAATACCTGTAAGGTTGGACAAATTGATGTGGTCACAGCCGGTGGTCGTGTCACATTGACCAAGGCATTTGAAGCAACCTTTGTTTTCAGCGCAAGTATTTCACCAACGGTTCCAGTTGTTATTAATACAGTAGAGAGCAAAATTACCAATATTTTAATTATTTCGCATCCGCAGGAAATTGGCAAGGCCATTGGCGTGGCAACTGGTAGAAGCAAACGAGACGAAGAGCTGGCTGAGATTGAAGCTGATGCACAG